ATTACCTTTATCTATGATAGTTATTAATTTACCAGGATAACCATTATCTACTAATTTTGTTGCAGCATTAATACCTGCTACTCCTGCTCCAACTATAACTATTTTTTTATTCATATTATTTTAATTCTTTTATAAAGATAAAAAGGAATTTTTGAAAAGCCAAGAAAGAAGGCCCAACTTTTTTAGTTGAGCCGTTATTTCTAATTTATATTTATATTATTGTAATGTTTTTTTATATTTTTTATCTAAAATATCTTTATATTGTGTTGACATATTAGCAGCTAAAGCTATAGCACTTTTTAAAACTTGTACTCCATTTTTTGTTCTAAATTTAGGATTAATATATGGTAAAATACTATAAATTATAAATTGAGTAAATTCTGTTATATTATTTATTTTTCTTAATTCATTTCTAAGAATTGAACTTCTTCCTATGTGAGTATAAGCAGTTTTAACATCTGGGAATTTTGTGAATATTTGTTGTACGTTTGCTTCTGTTAAATTATTAGGAATTGTGTTATTTAAAGTAAATAAAGCACTTCTTACTTTACCTGTATTATCTGCAAATGTTTGATCTGGTGGAAATATAGAGTCACCTTTGGTATCTCTATAAAGAAATAAAGCTAAAATAAAATTAGCTAATTCATCTTTATTATCTATTCTGTTTAAATATGATTTAAAAGTAGTATCTCCATTTATAGCTTGAGTTACTCTAGTTACATCAGGTTGAATTTTAGTTTTAGTTTTATCAAAACTAGATGTTGGTTGTTTTCCTGGTTCTTGTTTTTGGTCTTTAGATTTTTCATTTGGAATCTTTTTTCCAACTTTTGAAGCAATTACAGGATATTTTCTTTCAAATATATTCCAACCTGTTTTATATTGATCATTTATAGATACATAATCTATAGCTCCATTGTCAGGAGCACCCCATGTATAACAATATATTGGAACTAATATTCCTATATTTCCTTTAGCTTTAACTTCATTATATCCAGGAAGACTGACAAAATTTGATACAGATGCTTCGGTTAATAAAGAATTATGAATATTAATTAAAGATATTTCTCCTAATTTATTAGTTTCTCCGGGTGATTGAGGACCGGGGAACGGAATAGAAGTAGGTTCAGAGCCAAGAGTATTAGTTGCTTTTTCTGCCTTTCCAGGTAAAAATCCTCCACTAGGTTGTCCTAATGTAGGAATTTTAGGATCTAAACTATTTATAAATACTCCAATAGATTTACTATCTCTATCAACAGCAACAGCCCACTTTAAAATATTTTTAAAATCACTTTCTTCTTTTGATTCTTTTATTTTTTTCTCTAAGTAATCTCTAGTAATAAAAGTATCTTTATTAGCATTTTTAGCATCTTTATTTAACGTAGAAGTAAGTTCTGAAAAGAAAGTATTATATGTTGTATCATCAGTAATTAAAGGTAATATATGACCTAAAATGGTATAAAGTTTATTTCCATCAGGTTGAACTACTCTTGGATTTCTTAAATACCCAACATCTTCAGGACTTGAAGGTGCTTTAACTGGTGTTTTTTCGTCTGTTTGTAAATTTTTTATAGAAAAAGAAGATGCTTGGTTCTTTTTAGCAGCATCAGAATCTTTAGCTACTTCATCTCCAGGATTATCAACATTAGTTCCATCATCTACTATCTTAACTTCAGCTCCTGGGGATTGTGTTTTTATAAGACTACTTACTTTTTGAGCTAAATTTTTACCTGCTTCTAATCTATCATCACCTAATCCTTTTTCACCAGGACCATTTGGATCATCATCTCCAGTTCCCGGTGTGTTAGAAATTAATCCTTTAACACTTAATGTTAAAGATTTAATATTTTTACCTCCAGCTTGTTTTATAATTTGATCTGCTATTTTTTTAGCTGTTCCATCTTCATCTGATACTTTAAATTCACCTGTATCAAATCCTACTTTAATAGTTTTTCCACTATCTTCAATACTTACAGTATTTGTTGGTATAGTACTTTTTAACAAATCACCTGTTAATTTAATATTTTTTTCACTTCCACCAAGATCACTTATTACATTAGAAGCATCACTTACTTTTTCTATTTTAGGAATATCATTACCATTAACAGCTTGTTTAACTTGATTGTATATTCCAGGATTAGTTGAGTTAATTAATATAGCTAATTTAGCGGCAAGAAGAAGAGTTGAAATTGATTTACTTAAAACATTAGCCTCTCCAGTTTTTTTATTTCTAAAAATATCTAATATACCTTCATCTATAGATTCTTTATTAAGTTTAGTATTAAGATAATTATTTATAGATTCTAAATCTTTAGGACCATCATAGTTTTCTATAGTGTTAAGAAATAATTCATATTCTTTAGGTTTAAGAATATCTTTAATTGAACTAAAAAGAGAAGCTAATAATCCTCCTGTAGGAGAAAGATTGAGTTTTTTTACTTTATTTTTTAATTTTTCTATAAATCCTTCAGATAAATTTTCTTTTAGGATACCTTTAGAATAATAATTAGTATGTAAATAATATTCAACTATAGTTTCAACTATTAAATCATTAACATTGTTATTAGATAACCCTGCTAATTCTTGCATTCTGGTAAATTGATTCATTAATTTTTAATTAATTTTTAGAAAAACTCAACTACTACTTTATTGTTCTTCATAGTCATAGCCGCTTGTTGACCGTTTACAGTAACATTTAGTCTTTCTTTATTTTTTATATAATCTACTATTTCTGGGTCTATTTTTTTTAATGAATATTCATAAGTTATATGATCTTCTTCTTCTCCTGGATTATGATTGGATTTTATAAAATTTTTAGCTTTATTAATTATATTTGGATCTACCATGTCTTTCATTTCTTTTAATGATTTAGACATTTCTTTTCTTTTATCTGAAATAATTTTAGTAAGAGCTGCTATTATTTCATTATCTGTTAAAGACTTTTTATTAGTAGTTTGGATTAAATTTATTAAATCTTTTATTAATTCTGCAAATTCAGGAGTGGTGTCATTAGCTGCTAATTGAGATACTAAAGGTTTTATTTTGTTTATAATAGCAGTAATATTAAAATCTTTTCCTGGTGTTGCTCCTGGAGGGGTATTAGGCTTAGTATTAGAAAATTGTAATGCTGTATCAGTTGCTTTTTGATCATAAGATTCAGTAATTATACCTGCTAATTTTTGCATACGAATAAATGATTCATTTAATGGTTGTTTTTTCATGATTTTGTTTGTTTTATTTACTTCTTTTTTGCTTGATATGACATTATATTAATCGGAGTCTTAAATGTTAAATTTAACTTTAATATTAGGACCATATTCTTCTCTTGCTGCTTTTGTAAGATCTTCACGGTATTTTTTCGTTCCTTCAGAAGTAATATCTCCATCATCTAACCAACCTGGAAATTCAGTATCCATATAATCCGCAAAAGCATCATCATCCATGTATTCTATGAATGTATTACTTAAAGGTTCAAATTCACCAAATTCTTTAATATCCCAATCCCATACATTACTTGGAAATACTTCATTTATTTTTTGTTTATAAGATTTTTTTTCTTTATATTCACTTTCAGTAATTATACCTGCTAATTTTTGCATACGAGTAAATGATTCATTTAATGATTCGTTTGAAGAATCTAATGCTTCATCAGTAATAGTTGCTTCCATATCGCTTGCTTCTTCAGTATTTTCACTGTCAGTTACAATTTCTTTTTTCTTACCTTTATTAGCTTTTTTATCTTTGATTTTTTCAAATTTAGCTTTAGCTTTTTGTAAATCTTTGATTTCTTTTTTTAATTCATTAATTTTACCTGGATCTACCATGTCTTTCATTTCTTCTAATGATTCAGACATTTCTATTTTCTTTTCGCGTAATGCAATTGCTTCTTCGCATTTTGCAATTTTAGCGTCCATTGCTGCTGTATCTCCCGCTTCATCAATTTCTTTGATATAATCATGAATTGATTCTTTAATAATCGTTTTGAATATTTTTATGTTCATTTTTGTTTTATTTTATGTATATAAATATGTTGAAATTTTATTTAATTAATATTCTAATTCTAATTTAATTTTTTTACCATATTTTTTAAATAATTTATACTCTAAAGTAGCGTATGCATCATCTTGAATTTCTGCAAATAAACCATTATCTTTATCATCATTATCATTATATGTATGACCGTAATTAATTTTAAATATTTCTCCCCATGCATCACCCATTTCATCAAAATCAACTACATATGTATCTTCTACTAATTCACCTGTTTTTAATAATTTATCTAATATTTTTTGAATAAGATTATATTTATTAGATGAGATAGGTTCTTTTTCAGATATAACTCCTGCTAATTTTTGCATACGAGTAAATTGTTCATCTAAACCTGTCAATCCAGTATCATCTTTAGTTAAATCACTTTGAATAGAATCCATAGCGTCATTAACCCATTTTATTTGACTAGATGTTAATTTGTTTTTAATTAAATTTTCTATAAATGATTTAAATTCAGGAGTTTCTAATTTATAAATTTCAGTAAATAAGTATTCTTTAATTCTTTGGTCTGTGTATTTACTTTCTACAAATAATTTATTAATAGCATCATATATAAATTTACCAAAACGTAAATCATCTGGTTCATTTTCTAATTTATCAACTTTATCTACTATTTGTTGATTTTTTTCTTTATCAGTTCCAAAACCATGTAATGAAATTATTTCATATAATCCTTTAATAATTTCATGAACTAAAAAAGCAAAATTTAAACCCCAAGCTTTAATTACTAATTGATCAGTTTCCTCATCATATCCACCTTCAGATTCACCACCTTCTAATTTTTGTTGTTGAGCTAACATTGCTAATAACATAGCTATAGCTTGTTCATCATCATAAATTCCAAAAGCAGCATTTAATAATTCATTATATTTTTGTAATAAAGAATCATCAATTGCTTCTAAATAATCTCCAAATAAATTAACAGCATATGCTCCACGAATAGAACTACCTTGAGTAATACCATTAATAATACGACGTTTTTCGTCTTCAGGCATTTCTACATCAGAAACTGGTTTGAGTTTACAATTTTTACATCCCATTTCTGAAGGTTTTCCTCCTATCTTAGCAATAATCTTAATATTTTGATCTTGTATGATAGGGTAAGCTTCTTCTACTAATTGTACAGCTAATGACTCTAATTCAGGTATATAATTACTTTCAATTTCAGAAATTTCTCCAAGTAAATTTCCAGTTTTTAACATTACTTGTATTAATTGTTCACTTCCTAATAATTTTTTTCTACTTTCAGCAGATTTAGATTTAAGTATATCAACTACTTCAGATGGAAAAAATTTATCATATTGAGCTTCTTGTAATAGTTTACTCATTATTTTAATTTTTTATATTTTTGTACAATTTTTTTAATAACATCCATTTCATTTTCACGAACAGCTTTAGGTTTTCTTTCAGGAACTATATTAGGATTAGGTGGAGTTAATGTGCGTCTTTTTGGTTCTACTGGTGGTTTTCCAGGAATTGTAACAGGTTCACGTGATGGTGATGGTTTTGTTGAAGGTGAATTCATTTTTAATGTTTTACGAATTTCCTCTTTAACCATATTTTTAAATTCTGATTGTTTCATTTGTTTGTTTATTATAAATATGTAATTTTAATTAATTATACCTGCTAAATATTTAAATTTATGTTGGTTAGATTTAAATTCTTGTATATGTTCTTTTAAACCTTGTGATATTTGAGCAGGAGTAAGTTCTATTGTATTATCATAATCATCAACTTTATTAAATGTTAAAGTGTCAAAATCATTTTCTGTAAAAAACATAGAATTTGAATTTGATGGATAATATCCTGATAAAGAATATTCTTTAACATCTTCACCATTTTTAAGTAAGTCAATAGTAATAGGATCTATATTTTTGTATAATATTCTTCCAGTTTCATCCATTAAACAGTATGAAGAATCATCATCATATTTTTCATAAGTTATAAAATAATATTTTCCATTTATAAGTAAAGTAATAGGAATCCCCATTGCTGTAGCTAAGTATTTTTCAGCATTTTTTTTATTTTTACTTATTTGTTTTACAATAGATAAAAATTGTTGTTTTTGTTTACTGTCAAATTTATTAAAAGTTTCTGCTGAAATTGGAGATATTACAATTTGTTTTGTTGTTGCTTGTTTAGAAGTTTCATCATTTCCAAATTCAAATTTACTGTCTGTTGTAAATAATGAGTAAGCTTCATATAACTGTCTTTGTTTACTATCCATGTATCTCGTAGCCTCTTCAGGTAAATATCCCATTATTTTAATATTATCACTAATATATTGTTTTAATGTATTTTCACCTAAATTATCTTTAATTAAATCATATGTTAATTTATTTTTAAAACTATCATAATATTTTAATTTTAAATTTTCAGGTAAAAATTTTAAAAATGGAGTAGGAATAGCTACATCAGGATAACGAGTATATCTATAAATCGGATATCGTTTTAATAACGATTGACTATTTTTTAATTCTTCATATGAACATTCTCTATCGTTATTAATTGCTAAATTTTTTAATTCTGTATCTAAAAGTAAGAAAATATCAGTAGGTATAGTTTTAGCATTATTCTGAACATATAATGTTTTAGTATTATATGATAATGCTTGAAATTGTTCTGGGCTTAAACGTTTTCCTTTTAATGCTTGTAATTCTATTTCTTCTGCTTTTGGTTTTACATATGCTATTTTACTTTCTAAAGATTTTAAAGTATTAATTATATCATCAGGTTTATATGATGAATATGTTTTATTCATATATGAAAGTAAATTTGAAAAACTAACAGAAGTATTAGGTTCATCATTAGGATCATTATTAGCATTTGTCATTTTATATTTATTATTTTCAAATACATGAATAACAATAGCATGTAATGGATCTTTAAAGCCACCATTTACTTTTTCATCTGAACGATTTCTATCAAATACAAAATAAAACATTCGTGATGCTCCTTCTCTAAAACGATACGACATGTACATATTTTGAGTATCGGATGCTCTAGATATGCACCAGTTATAATATTCTGGTTTTTCTTTAGCACCATATTTTACACAACTATGTTGTTCATCTCCTAAATATACTTCTATACCATTTTGATTATATATTAATTTACCATCAGTATTAACTGAGTTTAATATTTTTGATTGAGCTAGTTTTTGTTGTTTTTTAGATGAAGGAAAAACATCAATTAGACTTTCAAGATCATTAAATCTATCCCAAAGATAGATATCCATGAATTTATTTTTTTCTTGAATATTTCTTGGAATTAAATTTTTAATTTTTTCGTAGTTAGCTAATTTTAATTCATCAGTATCTCCTTCATTTTTTTCAAACATATTTTTGATCTTTGATTTTAGATCTTCAAATCGTTTTATGTAACTTCTAATAGTGTCTGATTCTAAATTAGGTTGTTGAGATTTATAATGAGCTATTCTATCATTATAAACTTTTTCACTATATTCTTTAAGTAATAAATCTGTTAATTTTATCATTTAACTAGTGTATATTTATTATTTATTTTTTTAATTAAATTTTCTATATCACCATATTCTACACTTCCTATATTTGCTATTGTAGCATTATTCTTTTTAAATTGATCAAACCCAAATTCATTATTATCTAATGAATTACTTTGATTTAAATAGTTAGCAAATTGAACTGCTATTTCCTGTTCTGGGGTTAATTTGTTTACCACATTTTCAATTTTATGTTGTCCTTCAGGTGTTTTTGCTTCAGCAGGTTTAAGTGAACCTACTGCTAATAAAGTAGCAGCTACTATTGATCTTAATTTATTATTTTCACTAATAACTACATTTTGATTTACTAAAAAATCTTTAACTTCTTCAATATCATCTTTTGCAGTTGCAATATGATCAGAAGCCCAATCATGTCCTTTTGATAATATGTTATCTACTGCTTTTTCATCTAATTGTAACATCTCATCAATTGCATCTTTAATAGTTTTAAGATTTTGAAAAAACATATAATGAGCACTTTCTTCAGTTAATGATTTTTTAAGATCTTTAACATATTTTTCTTTTTCTTTATTTTGTTTTTTTGTTAAATGAGTATGTTTAGCTCCTTTAGGAGTTTCAGGTTTACCATATTTAGCTAAATTAGTAGCTAAGGCATACATTAGATTAGTTTTATTTTTTGACATTTTTATTTATTTTTTAATAATACTATATTTCTAGCTATTTCGTCACTAGCTTTATTTCTTTCTTCTTTTGAAGTTTTTAAGTTAGATTTACGCGCTGAGTTATATCCTCCTCCAAGACTTCCTGTTTTTGCTATATTTAATTTTTTCCAATTCATTTTTTTATCATTTAAATATCCATTTAATATTTCACTTTCTTTATCAGCAGCTTCATAAGCATTCATAAAGTCAGTTTTTATTATATAATTAATTTGTTCAGAAGTTATTTCAGGATGTTCTTTTAAGAATTTACTAACTGCTGTTAATTTATTTTTTTCTTTTTTTAGAATTTCAGGATTTTCTCTAGCTTTAATTGTTTCTTCTTGTTTAATTATTTTTTCTTGATTTTCAATATCTACTTTAAAATCATTTAAACTTGATTTATAACTACCTATTTTTATATGTTCTCCATATCGCCTATTAGGATCATTTGTTAAACCTACATAAACTCGATTATCTCCATCAACTCCATTTATATTTATAAATTCATAAGCATAAATTAGTTTTTCACTTTGAGGAACGTATTGCATTCCAATATCATTCCAAAAATTTCTTCTTTGAACATTATTAAAATTTTGTTTTCTCATATATCCTGATATACCGTGATATAACTTTAATGAATAGTCTAATAATTCGTAGATATAATTATTTTTTTCAAATTCAGGATATACTAATTTAAGTTGTTTTATATGTTCTTTAAAATCTTCTTTAGTATATTTACTCCAATATATTTGAGATTTAAGACCTAGTTTATGCCAGTTTTGATAATCTTCTCCATCCATTAATGGAAAAATATTTGCTTTAATATAATTGTAAAGAGTATTATCTCCACCTTTTTCTATAGGATCTCTGCTTAAATTGGTAGGGTTAGGTTCTTTATCAGGATTTTTTAATTTCCATTTTTTTCTCCAAATTTCAACTGCTTCTTTAGCTTTCTTTATGTCAGTTCCAATAGTTTTAGAGTATATATTTTCCTCTCTTCCGACAGGAAAACCAAATTTACCCCATTTTAAAAAATCTTCTCCATCCATTAATGGAAAAATATTTGCTTTAATATATTTCCAAAGAGTATTATCTCCACCTTTTTCTTTACTATCACTTTCTAAATTACTAGAAAAAGGTTCTTTTTTATCAGGATTAAATTTTTTCCATTTTTTTCTCCAAATTTCAACTGCTTCTTTAGCTTTTTCTATGTCAGTTCCAATAGTTTTAGAGTATATATTTTTCTCTCTTACGACAGGAAAACCAAAATCACTCCACGTTGCTTTTCCGTTATTAATAAAATTTGTTTTAATATATGTCCAAAGAACATTGTTTCCACCTTTTTCTGCAAGATCACTTTTTAAATTACTAGAAGTAGGTTCTTCTTCTTCATCAGGATTTTTTGATTTCCATTCTGCTCTCCAAGTTTCAATTGCTTCTTTAGCTTTTTCTTCATCAGTCCCGATATAATCATATTTTCCTTCATCTAACATACTCTCAATTTCATTAATCTTACGTTCAGCAAGTAATTCAAAATTAGCTGTATTTTTAGAAACAGTAAATAATTCGCGTAGTAAATTTGTTAACTTAATCATTATAATTTATTGATTTTTAAACGTAAAGTACCATTACCTTTAATAAGACGATGCCAATGGTGCTTTTGTATAAATATTGGAGTATTTAGTGATGTTGGTAATTCTTCATCGAGTTGTATTTTCCAATCTGTTTTTCCTATAATTTCTACAATGCGGGATTCATTATCCAGATGCCAAAGAAGTTCAATTGGATCTATATTTTCGTTAAATTCACGAATAATATATTTGTTTGTAACTTCTATGTCTTTATATGGTCTTTTGCTAGTTAAATTTTCAGACGTAGATGACTTTTTTTCTTTTAATCTAGTAACTTTAACATATGACATTCCATCTTTTGATGCAAATGGAGTACCAAATGTAGTATTATATTCACTTTTAGGATATGTACTAGAATACCAACGTATTTTATTTTGTAATTGAAGTGAAGTGTCTGCTTTTAATATAAAAGTTATTGAATCCATAGTTTAGATTTTATTATTATAAGTTAACTCCTAATCTTTTTACAAATCTTTTATACAAAGTTGGTTTAGTTGACCACATTTTCATCTTCATTAACTCACTCTCATATTCTTGTTCTATCTTTGGATAATTTTCGGAGGTCCATTCTGCATTAGAAAAAAACCAAGGCATTTGTTCATATTTTTTATCTGCTAATATGTTCTTTATATCTTTAGATTTTATATCTGAAAGAAGATTATTTAATAGATTTCTGTAATTAGGATGTTTTTTTATGTTGGTAGTTACTTTGTTAACTAGTGGTGCTGTAAATGCATCAAACTCCCAAGGTGATTTTATATATTTTTCAAAATTTTTATCAAACTCTGATTTGATAGCTCCTAAATTTGATTTATCTATAGAACGTGCAAATTTATTTCCTAATGGTTCTACTCCTTTCTTAGCTATACGTTGATAAACATTATTATTTCTTAATTTAGGATCCATAGCATGAACTAATTCATGTTCTATTGTTTCTTTAAAGTCTTCATATTCTATAGGATAAGCTAAATTAATTAAAAAAATATCTGCTTGTGTATCCATACGAGCAACACCAGCATCTTTTGGATCATTATAAAATCCTATAGTTACTAATAGGTCTTGGTTTTTAAGATCTTTTAATTTAAGATAATTTTTAAATTTAGGATCAATATATGGGTGATTATAATCTAATCCATTTGATTCTGATTTTAATTTTTCTAAATTTTTAGAAATATAATTATATATCTCTTTAGATTTTGATAAAACTTCCTGAGGAACTTTTACTATATCTTCATTGATATGAATTTTTTTTAATATGTCTATAAGTTTAATCATATTATTTATCTTTTTTAGGCATAAACCAGTTTGAACACCATTTTGAAGGATCTTTAATTTGATTGCCTTCATTGTCTACTAATTCAGCAGTACCCATGTATTTTTGATATTGTTTATTAGAACACATGTGTTTTTCATCTTTCATATAATGAAATTTACAAACATGACAACCAAAGCCTATTGGTGAGTACATATAAGGAACATATTGTTCCTCTTTTTTTTCATTTAATAAATCTATTAATTTCATATTATTTAGTTTTACCCCATTTTTTACCTTTACCGGGTGTTTTACATTGTGTTGGTGTAGGACGACATGATGGATATTTAGAGCGTATTTCACCTTTTTTTCTACCACATGCTTTACATTTACCATCATGGCATGTATTACAATCTACCCAACCACCTTCTTTACCAGGTGCTCCTTTACGTTTAAACCAAGTACGAAGTGTTTCTTTAGTTTTTTCTTTAATTAATTCGTCTTCTTTTAATCCTTTCCAAATATTACCTTTACGGCATCTAACAATAGCACCTGATTTATAAGCAGATGGTTTATCATATTTGCGATCTGCTATACGCTTACAGCGATCTTCTAATAATATTTGTTTTAATATATTTGTAAGTTTAATCATTTAATACTATTTAATTTATTACCAATAATATGTAATACCACTACCAGGTTGAAATTTATTCCATCTAATACGATAATGTTTATGTTTTTTTGGATTATATCTTGTACTTGGTCTTACATCACCAGGTTTATTATTGTAAGCATCTCTAGTTTTAATTTTATCATATGTATAATATTTTTGAATTTCACATGATTGTAAAAATATTGAACTTGCTATTATTAATGTAATAATATTTAATATAGAACCATTAATTTTAAATTTAAATTTATCCCAGAATTCAATTAAGAATTTATTGAATTTACTAATTTCTAATTCTTTAATATTGTTATTAATAGTTTCAATTTTTTGTTGTTCTGTCATTGAATTAATTTTCTTTTCTATTTCTTTTAAATCTTCATTATTTAAAGTAGATTTTAATTTATTCCAATATTCTGTTAATTTATTAATAATTAAATTTTCATTTAATTGTTGATTTTCAAAATAAATATCTTCTATAAGTGTTGTTAATTTAATCATTTTTGGTATTGTTTATTATGTTCAATATATTTATCTATATCTTCTTGTGTATACCCTAATAATTTTCCTATTTGTCTAGAATCTTCTTCAGTAGCATCCCATGCTAAATATCCACCATATTTTTCAGCTATATCTTTCAATTTATTAGCTTCTGATTCTGCTCCTTTTCTAAAATAAATGTATGCTTCTGATGGATTACCGTTAACTTTTAATGTTTCTAATTTATGTTTACGAATAGTATTCCAAAATATATCTTCAGGTATAGTTGAACTTTTTAAAACCATCCATCCCAAATTTCTTTTACCATCTATAACGGTTTGTAAAGCACTTTCATCTCTATAAGCTTCATAATCTCTGATTTCTTCTTTTAATAAATCTATAAGTTTAATCATTATATTGTAATTTTTTCTGCTTTAGCGGCTGCTTTAAACATTCTTACACCTTTAATTTTTTTAATATCTGCTATAAGTTCTTCAACTTGAGGTTGACCAAATCCTCCTTTTCCAATAAATGGATGTGGATCTATTTTTACAGTTAAATAAATATAATAATTTTTATTTTGATACATTTTTTCATCAGAAACATATTCTGTTGCTTTTACAATTGTTACTCCAGGTAATGAACGAATATCTGATAAAATATCTGCTTGATTTCTTTCAGTTAAATCTGTAATTAAAATGCCTTTTAGTTTATAATTTATACTGCTTTCTTTAATTAAAGCAGTAATTAATTTTTCTGTTAAGTTATTTATTAAATGTTTCATTTTACGTTATACTCGGTATTTTCTATTTTTAATTTACTAATAGTATTTAAGTTTACAGCTCTATATTTTTTCTTTTGAACATCAAATAATATTATCAACCCATAATCACTTGGATTATAAGGCAATTCTCCACCTTTTAAATATGATTTAACTCCTAAACGAGCATTCATTACTCTTGTAGTACCATCTTTTTTAATAAATGTAACTGTAAAAAATTTACCTTTAGTAGCTTTTATCATTTTTTCAGCGTCTGCTTTTGAAATGGTAGTAACTTGTTCTAATAGTATATTTTTAAGTATTGATAGTAATTTCATGTTAATAAATATTAAGAACCCATAGATTCATATTTACTTTGTGAAACTGTATGGTATTTACCGCAGTCAACACATTGTAATTGTATTCTATATGTTCCTATAGCTGAAATACGTTTCTTTGAAAATTTCATATTATTTAAACCACATTCTGGGCAGGAACAATCTTCACCTCCATTTATTACACCATGATGAGTTTTTGCTGGGATATGTGTTGATAATTCATTATATACTCTTTCTAAGATATTAACATCTTCTTTACAGTATTTAACCATATGTTCTAATGATTTTTTATCTTTATCAAGTACTATTTTTTTCCATAAATCATAACCAGTATGGATTTTTTTACCTAAACCTAAAAATTGAGCAATATAATCTAATTTATTACTGTTAAATCTAAATTTAGAACGAGCATATTTTAAAGTATCTATTGTTCCATAATTTGGAAACATTGATATTCTATGGAATAAACATCTTGTTCTAATCCAAGCTAAATCAAATTTATCTCCATTATGTCCTACTAATTCATCAGCTTCATTTGCTATTTTTACAAATGATTCTAACATTTTTTTATCATTTTGATTAGCATCCCATGCTAAAAAGTGAGTTGTTTTTTCATCAGCCCACTTATATGCTATGCATATAATTGCTCTTTCTCTAATAATGCTTTCAGGACTGATTGTTTGTTTATAACCAGCAGACCAAAAAAGCCCTATATTTGGACTAGTTTCAATGTCAAAGAATAATCTTTTTACTTTTTTACCCATAAATGTTTTTTTTTAATTTAAAATTAGAGATAAGGTTCTCTTATTACCAATATCCTGAAAATGAACCTTTGAGACCTAAAAGTTTAGAGAAGCGAGGTAATCTACATGCCCAATAACGTGCTGTTGTTTTATCTTTTGCATCTGCGCATCTTTGTCTTTTTGCAAATGCTTGACGCGCTTTAGGATTATTTATTTTTGCTTTTAAGCCTGTTGTGTCACCAAAACTTACTTTTTTAATTTTTTTAGTTTTTGGATTACGAACATAAACATAAAATTTCTTAGAACCTCCACGATGTGGTTTATTTAATGGAGGATGTTTTTTATCTTTTGCTTCATTTAATTCTTTACCTATAATAGAATCATAATCATCCATTGTAAGTGTTTCACCTTCAGTACTTAATTTTGTTATTTTTTCAGTTACTGTATGTAAATCCATATCTGTTTTAGCATCTTCACGAGCATATTCTAATAAACGAATAAATAAAGGAATATCCATAGATATTGTATCTATTGGATTTTCTTCTTCCATTGGATAATCTAATGGGACTTGTTGGCCTTCATAAATTCCAAATTCACCTGTATTTAAATCACGTAATAATTCCTCATCATCACCTTTTACATTTAAAACATTTCTAGAATATAAACTTCTAGCTTCTCTTAATAATGAGAAATACTTTTCTGAACCTGCTCTATAAACAGACTCATGTAATGGTAATTTATTATTTAAATGATATTGTAAACCTTCAGATAATATAGGTTTAACTAATAAAGATTCATTTAAACTTATTTTAGGTTTTGAATGACATGTATTACATCCACAATCACATGACTTTTTAGGAATGTATCCGTTTAATTTTTCCTTTATAATATTTTGTATATTTTTATTCATTATGCTGTTGGTTCTTCAGGTGTTGTTTCTTCAGGTGGTGTAGTTGTTGGATTTTCGTTTGATGCTATTTCAGCTGGAGATAAAGGTTCTGGTTCTGTTGATTTTGGAGTAGTAGAATTAGGTAATTCTTGATACCCATATCTTAATATTCTTGCTATTGCTTTTATTGCTCTTTCTTCTTCAGGAATATTTAATAAATAAAATTTCTTACCTTCTACTTGAGCAATCCAAGTACGTTCAGTATTAATTAAAAAGAAATATTGATTATTTTTTAATGTAATTCTAAATGTAGTTGGTTTTGGAGCTACCCATAAAATATTAGATACAAATAAACCATAATCTTCAGTTAACAAATCAACTAAAACATCATGTAATTTTGGAAATGAATTAATTATTTCAAAACCTGGTGATTCTGGTTTATTTGTAGATGTAGATTGGTCTTGATCTGTTTTTAAGACAGCATCTCGTACAATATTTTTTATTTTATCTTTTAAAATATTTGTTGCCATAATTATCTAATTAATTAGATACTGATTTTGGACCTGATGGTTTAGCTGTTTGTGCTATATATGTTCTACTAAAGAATGTTAATGTATTACCAATTTGGTCAATTAATTTTTCATCTCCTAATTGTTTAGCAGCTTCATGTGCATCTAGTAATAATTTTTCAATTTTATTAAGATTATCATCTCCAAAATTACTATTAGATGTAGTATCTAAATTCATTTTAGGTTCAGGAGTATTAGTATCAGGCATATCCATTTCTATATCTGTATCAGGCGTGTCTAATTCAGGTGTTTCATCCTTAGATTTTTTCTTTTTAAGTTTTTTCTTTTCAAGTAATGGATTATTATATAAAAATCCTTTTAAATCAAAATTATCTATCATTTTTTTATAATGTTTGTATATAAATATGTGTTAAGTATAGTTCCTATAGCTGACGCTTTATTTTGTAAATATTTAATTTCTATATCTGTTAAAGTTTTTTCACTTTTGCAAAATTCAATACCTAATGTGCCTAAAAATTGTTCTTGTAAATTATATAATGAAAATACATAACTTGATTTAGTTTTAAATTCACTACAGTAATTTTCTAAACCAAATGTATTTAAATTAGAATCATTATATGTTGGTATTTTAATAATACGGTTATCATATAATTCAGCTAATGGTTTAACAAATAATGAAGTTGGAATATTAGAGAATGTTTCTTTTATAGTTTCTGTATTAGGTGTAACATGTTCATAGAATATTGAAAATTTCTGTATTGACTTACCTGTTGGATAAAAGTTACCACCATTATGGAATTGTGATATCCAGACTCTGTCAGCTTCTACTTCATTTAAAATAATATCTAACTGATCATCTACTTGCTTATTAACTTCTAATGATTCAAAAATAGGATCAGTTTTAACAGGTTTATGAATTTTTTTTCTAAAAAATTCTATTAATGCAGGACCAAATACTGATGTTATTAATGCTACAATTATTGGGAGGGTATATTGACTGTTCATCTTTTTAAACTTTCTAAATATTTAATTGATTCTTGTAAATTTTTTTTTATTTGTTCTTCATTTAATCCACCATTCCAATTTTCAATTTCTCCATTTTCTGTAATAAATGATTTATTTTTTGTTTTAATTTCACTAACTGTCCACTCGGTAAATTCTTTTATTAGATTGTCTATTTCTTGATTGTGTACTGATTTTTCATATTCTTCCCATTTACCTTCTATTTTAAGTTTTGTTTCAAATTCAGTAACACAATTTAAACACATTTTATGTACATTAAAAAAAGGTTTATCTATATGTGTTTTCATTAATCTAGAACATTTAGGACATAATAATGGTAAAACATGTAATTTTTTAATTTCATCAAACTTAGTAATATTTTGTTTTATACCATTTTTAATTGTCCAATTACGACCATTTTCTTCCCAAATATCTCCTTCAGTATGATTTTCATATTTTTTATTATACCCTACACCTACAGTTGTTTTAGCACCATATTTACCGGTTACTAAATTACGTAGACGTTCAACATCTCTTTTTTCAAATTGTTTATTCAAAACATTATTTCCCATAAACTATATCTTTGTATATTTTTAATAACTTAGTTTCCTTTATAGATTTTTTAGTTTGAGCTACACGTATACTCATTTTATTACCTGTAAAGTTTTTTATTTTATTGAATACGTTTTTTTCTTCATCCCCACCAACTAAAACAATCATTTCATTACTTTCTAATCCTGGGATTAATTTAATGTATGCTAGTGCTTTTTCTTTATTTGATGGTGAGTATAAGTAAGCAACGTCAATTTCTTTTTCACCTTGAATAGTTTTTAATGATTCTTTTTTCATTGAAACTATTGCTTTTTCTATACCTTTATTATTGTTTGAATTAGCAAGAAAATTGTTTTTAATATTATCTACAATTTTATTTAATTCTTCTTTTGAATCAGCTGTAATTAGTCCTTTCATTATTTTTTATTTTTTATTGAATCTTCCCAATTTCTAAACATTATGTTACCTTTTAAATATGCTTCTTCTTCTAATTTTTTCAAATTATCATCTTCATTAGTATTTGTAGTATTAATATTTGTTAATCTACCTTGATTATCTTGTTCACGGTGAACCATTTCATGGGTAAATGAACGTAAAATATCTTTTGGGTGTCTTCCTAACGTATATAAAGTTATTGAAGTATCTTCAGGATTATAATATGCTGTTTTACCTAAAATTCTACCAGCATTGTCAATATCATCATCTATTATTTTTACTTTAGGTAAAGGTTTAATATCCATTCCATGTTCTAATATGTACTTAGTTAATAACGTTATTGCTTCTTTAAAATCCATATTTTTCATATGTATAAATATTGTAAACTAATCTTTTAATTGAAGAGTCATTGGAAAACTATTCAACATTGGTTCAGGATTAGGATTTTCAAGTTTAAAGATATCATAAACTTTCTTGAATAATTCAAAATTTTCATTAATATTTCTAGGTGATTCATATAATTCCCACCCTTTACCTTGAATTTTTCCACCTTTTTTATCTTCACCACGTTTAGATGATTTTAACCATAAAATCCCTACTTTATCAATTTTTTCTTCATATAATTCATCCCAAGCTTTAGCGTACGCTGCTAACTGTAAATCATAACTAGTGTGTAGTGAATTTGAAGTTTTCATGTCAATTATCCATTTTTCACTATTCATTTCTACTATTAAATCACTTGTACCTGCAAATTTATATTTGTCTGAGAATAAATGTATTTCAGATTCTATTAATGTTGGTTTACATTTTGTCCAAAATTCATCAAATTTTAAAACCATTTTCCAAACTTCAAACGGACATTTAATATGTCCATTTTCATCTATAAATGTTAATTTTTCGCCTTTTAAATAACGTTCAATTAAATCATGTGTTTGTGTGCCTTCATCAGCTGCTTTTGCTACAATTATATCTGCGTTGTGTCCTACATCTTTTAACCATGATTCAAAAAATTTACCTTTAGGCATAGCTTGTAATATACTTGTTACTGATGGGTAATATTCTCCATTTCTTTTATAAAACCTATGATCTAAAAAGTCAATTCGTTGAAGTTTTTCATCTATTTGTAATAAACGTTTAACATATTTTTTATTAATATTTTGTCCTTTTTCTAACATAATTCTAATTTTTTAGCTATTAGAGTTGAATACTCTAATTTTTTTGTTTTTTGTATAATTTTAGTAAATTCCTCAAATCCAATTTCTGATGGGTCTTTACCATTTAATTCAACCATGTAAATTTCTTTACCTTGAGACATTAAATATTCACAATGTTTATATGCTTCAGTTTTTGCATCATCATCTAAAGCAATGTAAATCTTTTTTACAGAAGATAAAACTAATTTTTTTAATAAAGCTGGTTGTAATATTTTTCCTAATAATGGAATTGCATTTCTTTTTATTGCCATGGCGTCAAATATTCCTTCACATAATATAATTGGAGAATTCCAATTAATATTTAATTCAAACGGTATAATATCTCTAGATATTTTAGGATTTTTATATTTTGCAAATGCGTCTTTTTCAAATGATCTTGTTATAAAGTAATTTAACTTACCATTTTTATCGTATGATGGTATAACTATTCTATTTTGATACTCACCATAATCACAATATCCTATATTATATCTTTTAATATCATTTTGTGTTATATTACGTGATTTTAAATATTTTAAAGCATGTTTTAATGTTAAATTATTACTCACAGTATCTAACGATTTAAATTCTTTAGGTAATTCTACAGTTGGCAACGCATTTAACTTAATAGTAGTTACGTTGTCTTTTGTGGATTTTACGATTTCTCTTAATTCATTAAGCCTATTGTGATCTACATCTATCGTTTTAAATAACGTGGTTAAACGCTTACCTTTAATACCACAAACCCAACATTGATATGATTGAAAAAATGGAGAATTTTCATCACAGTTAATTTCTAATTTTAATTTATGATGTCTACATTTAGGACAATGGTATGCATAATTACCCTTAGAAGTAGATTTACCTACTCCTAATTGTGTATTAAGAAGATTTATAAGTATTTGATTTACCATTTTTATAAAGGTAAAAAAGAATTTTTAAGAAGCCAAATCTTTTCTAAAATATCTTGCTTGTATATTTTCGTTAAGTGCTTTAGGGTTACGTAACACTTCTAATTTAAATTGATATTCTGCTTCTAAAAAATTTAATTGTTTTGAATTAAAAGCAAATTCTAATATCTCACGTTTAAAAACATCTTCACCTTGTTCTTTAACCATTTTATGAATAATTTCAGATGAAGACCAATATGTTAACCAATTACTTTCTTCATAACTTACTTCTTTAGTTTTTTTACGACCTCTGCCTTCTTGTAATGCTTGAACTTTTTTACCAAGTTTTTTAGTTTTTTTAGTCTGTAGGTTTTTACGTCCAATATAAAATTGGCCTGTTTTTAAATGTGTAATTTTATAAATAAAACCAAAACAATTTTTAGGGAAATCTTCTAAATTTTTTATAACTGTATTTTTATATAACCACATATTATTTTAATTATTTTATTACATTACATTCTTTAAAAAATTCTATTAAAGAATTAACTCTATTATTTAAATTGCTTTCTCCAGTCCACCACATATCTTCTAATGAACCATAGTGTGATGTATTTTTAAAAGCATTTTTAACATCTTTTTTTGTAAATCTTTTTTTTGTACCTCTAGTAATAATATCTAAAAGAACTAAAGCATTTGCTGTATCTTCATCATAATCATCTACCCAATAATTAAAAGAAACTTCGGATTTTAGTTCTTTTAATGCCCAAGGTTGACATTCATAGACTGGATTAGCAGAAACTGGTTCTAACTCATTTAAAATTTGTTCTCTTATTATTTGCTTTAATTGAGATTTTTTCATTTTATGTTAAATCAAGATTAATTATAATATTCATATCAGTGACATGAGATGAGGGTAATGGTTGTGACATTTTTCCTATAGCTAAAAGTTCTTTATTATTATTGTATAATCCTATAGTTGTAATATATGGTGCAAAATCTGATCCAGTAGCATAACTATATATGGTACCATCATTAGTACTTATTAAAGTAGGATTTAATGATAAGTTAAATTCATTTTCTCTAATATTACATTTATATTGTGTTTCATAAATTGTATATGAACTTGAAAATGAACAAGTTACATAAGAACCAGTTATTCCGTCTATAAAACTTCCTGTTGTTAATACTAATAAACCATGTGAATATACAACATTTCCTAATATATTACTACCTGAAATTAAATTACCCTCCCCATCATCTATTATATTTACACTTCCGCTATTAATTAATATGCTATTTGGTTGAATTCTATCACCATATAATTTTTTAGGTATAGATAATACTCCAATTGTTGAATTAGAACTAGTTGGAAATATTCTTGGGAATGTTAAAGTTGTTTGAAGATAATTATCAAATGTTGGTTGGTGGGTATTTTCAGAAAGTATTAATCCATTATCTATAATAGTTAAAGGAGCATTGTCTCCATAACTTGAAGTTAAATAGTTACTATAATATAATTCTTTTATTGAGTTATAAATCAAACGTTTATATTCTATATTATTATCACCTGTAGTAGAATCACTTGAAGAATTAAATAATCCTGTTATATTTTGCCCTACAAATCTATCAATACCAGAACCAGTCATCATAGCTGCTCCAGCATAAGTAAACCCCTTAGTTAATTCTAAAGGGGTTACTATTATATCTTGCGATACAAATTGTTTAAATGTACTCATTTATGTTTTATTTAAAAATCTAACTTAACACGTACTAATGCTTCTTTAGTAAAATCCTTTCTTAATGGTCTTGATAATTTAGCTACTGCTAATAAATTATTATTATCATTATACAAACCTACAGTTGTAATGTAAACTTGTGGATTATTAATAAAATCATCATATAATACAGTTCCAGTTGAACCTGAAATAAAACTTGGATTTTCTGAGTAGTTATATTCTGCACTGCGTGGTCTTACGAATATATAATCTGATGTTATAGTTTCTTGTGAATTAAGAGTAAATGTAGATGAACCACTTATTGCTTTATAAAGTTTTTGAATATTTTGACCATCAGAATTTGAACTTCTACTTACATTTAAACTAATACCTCCTCCTGCTACACTTGCAGATAATGCTAAAGGATTTAATAATAAAGTTCCAATATCAGGTAAAAACCAACCATATGAACCTGAATTAACACTCCACCCATTTGAAGTTAATGTTGTATTAACTGTTCCTGCTGAACCACTAATTAAATTAAAAACTCGACCTGAATCTTTAAATGTAATTGTAGACGCATATTTAGAATCATCTGTTAATGAAATTGTTCCTAATGAGCCAGTTAATGTTAATGTTAATGAACCTGGAAATAATGATTCTTTATATCTATTACGTCCAATTGAAATTGCCCAAAAATCCGAAGCTGTTATATTTCCAAATACAAAATCAGCATTTTCATCTCCTAAAACTAAACTTCTATATTGTCCATAAATTGTTTTAGTAGGTGAAACTCCAGTTACATTTGGATTATACCAAGCACTCCCACTACCATTTTTATTACCATAAGCTATATCAAACTGTACTTCAGCTCCTGTTATAGTAGATGCTGTTTGAAAAACGCTTAAATAATAATTTCCTGCTGAGCTTGCTTCTTGTACTGAAGAGGTATAAATATCTGCTAAATTTGGGACATATCCTGTCCAAACTGTAGCTGTAATTGAATCTGCTGAAACTACGAAATCTGATGTATCAAGTCTTGTGAATGACATATTTTAATTATTATATTTTATTTATAGTTACTGGAATTGTTAATCTTGCTCCTGAATCTAAACCTACAACTGTTAAAGTAGCTTGTAATTGAGTATTTGTTGTACCAAATAAAGTATTAATTGTTGTAGCTGTTAAATTAATTGTTGTACCAACTACTGTTTTAGAAACATTAGTTCCTATTGTTGTTGTATTATTTGCCGTAGTAGCCGCTGGTGTGTTTATACCTACACCTGTAAATGTATTTAATAATCTAACATCTGAAATTGTGGCTGAATATCCTGAAGATTCAAATGTTTGATTTCCACTTAAATAATTTAATGTTTGTGGAGTTAATGCTAATGATGAACCTTGTTTTAATACAATAGCAGCATAACCTAAATCTAAAACAGGTAATTTAGCTGTTCCTCTTGGTAATGTTACTAATTTATATTTCATAATTTGAGTTTCATCAGGAAACGCTTCTAATAAAGGCATATTTTCAATAGCTTCACCATAATATGCTGAACCTGAAGGATGATTTGGATTGTATAATGTATAATCAATTTCATCATCTGCTAATGAAAATTGTGTAATTTTAAAACTTCCATCACTTTTTGCTAAAAGTTCTCTACCTTTTTTAGTAAGAATCGCGTCTATTGTTACTACCGAATTATTTAAATAGCCCATTTGTAAATTTTATTTTATTATAAATATTTAATTATTTTGTTTTTTTATTGAAATCCTGCTTTTTTTAATATAGATAAATAATCTAATGTTGGATTATAATCACTTGGTAAAATTATACCTAAACCATTGTATTCACTATTTAAAAAAGTTTTAACATTTATTGTTGGTGATTTATATGGTCTATAAAAATTAGTAACTTTAGTACCAACAATATCTAAATATCCTGAAGGCATATTCCATTTTAAAGTTATATCTATATTAGGAGCTGTACTTGTACTACCTGTATTACTTATATCTGCAATTACTCCATAAACAGATATAGATAAATATGTAGTCTTTACTGTATCTCCAGGTTTAATAGGTAATAAAGTATCTTTAAAATAATAATAAGTACCTGAATTCTCTCCATATATTACATCAGATATAGGAGTATAATAAAAATTTAAACCTCCTTGAGGATCTAAAAATGATGAATTTAAAATAGATTGACCATAATCTATTGAATATGTTGGGTTAGTTAAATATTTTCCTAAATGATCCGCAGTACCTCCACCACCTACACTTCCAGTAACAAATCTTCCAGCATTAAATATACCAGAGGAACCACTTAAAACTGGATGGCCTGCTGATAAGTAATTATAGTATATTGTGTCAGGTATTATTTGATCATTTATAACAAAATAATTAATAGAACCACTATTTAAACCTAAAATGTATTGATATCTATTACCAGCATCATTAATTGTAGGATTAAAGTTTTTTCCATTTGATGATGAATTAAATAATATAATTTTAGCTTTATCTTGAGGTTTAAATAATTGACCTAAGTCAATACTGTCTGGTTTTATAGTATTTCCATTAGAATCAAGTAAAACATTTAATGAAATATTTTGACTATTTGGGTAATAAAAATAATCATTATTAACATCTGGAGTTAAAGATGAATGGACATAATTAAATACTCCAAAAAAATCTGAATATCTTTCAACATTTGCTCCTGGTACTGCTGAACCTGATATTTTTTTACCTGTTAAAAAACTACCTGTAATTCCATTATCATATATTGATTGTGCTTTAGTGTTAATATTTGTTGCTGTTGTACGAATACCTTGATAACGAGGTGCTGTTTGTCTTCTTAAATTATAATAATAATCTTTTACTGCTGCTTTTATAGCTGTATTTTGTATAATTTGATTATAATTTGTGGGGGTAGTTATTCCTGTTTTATAACTTACTTCTTCAAAATATTGGCTTAAAGGATATGAATCTTCGTCACCATAGATAGGATTACAATCAGATAGTTCAAATTTAGCATCTTCTATCTGAGGTTCAATAATTGTTAAATCTGAAATTATTGTTTGTGGTGATTGTGATTGATTTATATTAATATCAATTGTACTCCAACTCCAATCTAAATCCGATGGATCCGATGGATCATTAGATATAAATGGCATTACTTGATATGTATAATTACTAGCGGCATAATTACTTATACTTCCACTCCATGTAATATTCCCGTAAACTACGCTTCCTGAAGATGTTGATGATGTTGTAAAAGTTAAATTTTTATTTCCTATAATTTTATTACTTCCTGATTCTACAATTCCAATTCCTAGATTCATAAAATAATAATTATTTGCTAAAGGTAAAGTTATACTCCAATTTATTGAGGCTGTATATGTTATTAAAGCATTTGGAAGTCGAGTTATAGGTCTTTTTAAACCATTAAAATAAGTAATAGTACTTACAGGAACATTTCCTCCACTATTATCAGAAGAAGAATAAACATAATTTAAAATTTCATTGTCCGTAGATGAGATAGTATTAACATAAGGTATAGTATATAAATAATATGTAGGATATTCTGTTATATTACTTACAGGATAACTTACTTTTCCTACATCATTATATTTAACTCTTATATTTGTTGCTTGTTGAAGTCTTACAGTTTGATCAATTCCATTAGCGTCAATTCTTGGAATTTTTATATATCTAACTCCTTGATTTTTAAATCCTAAATAAAAAATTCCACTATTGTAATAATGATAAGAATATGGCTCACCTGGATTATACCACAATGACATTGACCCTTGTTGAGGAGCATTATTAGAACTTAAATATGTTGATTCATTTGTAATAAATTGAACTGATGATGAATCAATAACTCCTGTTAAGCTATTAATGTTGTAAGATCCGCTGTATGCTCTATATAGAATAGGTCCCCAATTCATAGATGTTAAATCAGCATGTAAATATTTTTCACAGTCTGGGTCTAGTAAACTTTGTTTTGAAACTCGAATATTAGAGCCACTAAATTCACCATTAAAAAATTCATCTAAATTATTATGTACTCTACTATATATTCCATATGGTGCTTGAAATGATTCTGACCAACTTTGACTTATAATAATAGGAGTTTGAGGTATAATTGATGCTGTTGTGTTATATAAATTAAATGTTGAACCTCCTGTTCCTCCATTAAATTCTCCTACTTGTATTGAACCAGTATATTCATATTGTTCAGCATATGTAGGTGGTAATTTATATCTATTTCTTTCTAACATATGTTGTTTAATAACAATACCTGACGCTAAACTTGTTCTTGCAGGAACAAAATCTTTAATCATTTTAAATAATGAATTATCAAAGTATTTTATTAAACGAATATAATCAAATAAATTGTAATTTGATTTATTTCCTAAAGTATATTTTTTAAAATAGTTATCTCTTAAAATATTTAAATCAGGATAATAATTTAAAGATTGAGATAATTGACTAGGATCTCCTATATAATCTCCAATGTTAAAATACCCTAATTGAGAAACTATATCATCATTTATTTCATTTTGAGGTGAAAATGCTACTTCTAAATAATTTAAATTATGAGTATAACTATTACTTACTGGATAATTTTGTTGTATTGAAATATAAGGTGATAAATTTTTATTATCTTCAGTAATAATTGAATTGCTAAGAGGTAAACTAATATTTTCTAATTTTATTTTATTAGAAACTCTATTTTTTATTCCAGATTGAACTGAATCTTGGAATATTATTTCGTAATTTGGTTGAAATGTCCATCCTGTTGAACTTGTTGCATATGATATTGAACTATTATTAGGATAAAATGAATTAGTTATAGGATAAGTAGATATTGCAGGATGTGATGATGAAATAACTTGACTTGTTGATGTGTATCTTTTTAAATCTGTTCCTAAAGGAACTCTAAGCATTAAAGTATTTAAAGCTGATTGAGAATCATTATTATTTCCTTCTATAGAATAAGGATTCATTACAAAATCATTAAAAATACTTTCACTTAAAACATTATTATATGCTCTTAATTCTTGATATGAACCTGTAAATCTTGAATATATATTTCCTAATATTGGCAAATTACCTACAGAACCACCCATTACAAATGCTATACTATCATTTATAGAATTTTTATTAACCCATGAATTTGAAGCTTGCATTGAACTTGAAGCTTGAAATCCTATTTTATGACCATCCTCTCCTTGATATATTTTATTTTTAACATATAATGTTATTAAATTAGATGGATCTTGAGTTACCATTACTGACCACCAACCTCCATCAAAAAATGGTAAATATACACTTGCGGATGCACTACCTGAAATGTATTTTAAAGTTCCATATTTGTAATATGGGTTATAGATTCCCCCATTATATGAAGAAGTAGTTGTCCAAGATCCAGTATATTCTAAAACTAAATCTGAATTATGGTATGAAGATGTTCCTATAGAAATTAAAGATTGTTTACTAACAGGTTGTAAATTAGTAGGTGATTTAAATCTAAATTCATAAGTTTGAGGAATTGGATTTGATGGAAATCCACTAGCGGTCCAATTAAAACTTATATACCCATTTCCTGAACCTGAACCTGAAGGTGACCAAGCATAATTAAAAATATCATACCAATAATCATATGATTCATTTAATTTACTTTTACCTCCAAATTCACTAATACGTAAAATAGTATCAGGAATACCATAAACATTAATTAATGCTCTTAATCCTTCAGTTGTACCTTTTTTCTTTAATAAGTAAGGTAAATTGTGGTAAATTCTTTTATAAATTTCTTTATTAACATCATCTAAAGGAATTAAAGATCCTGTAGCTGACGCTGTTATAAATGTATTAATTATTTCACTTCCTGTGTAAGGTAATAAACTTCCTTGAGGTGTTATTCCTAAAAATGCAGAATATAAATCATTTGTTGAAAAATTATTTTGATATAATTTAACTCCAAAATCTCTAATAGCATCAGCAACAATATCTTTCGAAATTCCATAATCTAAACGATTATCTGCATTATATTTATTTGTTACATCTTTATAATAAACCCAAACATTATCAAACTGTTGAGCTACCATATCAATGAATAATTCATATGGTTTATTTTGAGTATCATCTCTTAAATAAGATGGAATTGTATTTAATAAATTATTATCATTTTGTAAGTCAAAATTAGAAGCACTTACAGATTGAGCAACAAACCAAGTTGTACCTAATGTTGATGTTGTGTTAGTATTTATATATGGTGGTGTAGTATTTAACTTAGGCCATGCTTTACTTCCTGATTCAAAATATAAATAATACTCATATCCATCAAAATTAGTTATAATATCATTTATTTTATTTTGCCAAATGTTAATACTTGAACTTGAATAATAATTTGATGTAGAAATAGATGAAGTTATACTTTGAGATGTATATGTTTCTATTAAAGATAATTTATAATAAAAATTTTCTAATCTAGTATTAACAGATGAAAAATGAATAAAATTTGAATAATCTGAATAATCAATATTTATTTCTAAACCCTTTTCAGCCATTAAACTATTTAACTGATAATATAAACTATTTGAACCTGTTAAATTAGATGTATTTTGTAATTGATTTAATGTATAATAATCTGTAGAATTATTGATAGTATCTTTAATAGGAATATTAAAATTTGGTCCTTGTAATATAACACTATTTGAACTATTATTAAATATAGTAATTAATTCTATAGAATATGCTAATGGTTCAGCTGTTTTTTCTACAACCCACAATTCAGTTTTTAAAACAATTTCATTAGGTAAAGGTTCATATAATTTTATTAATACAGTTGAACCATCTAATAAAATATTATTTGCTATGATAAGATTATTATTACCAAAATTTAGATAAAAATCAGGATAATATTGTAAAATTGCTTTTTGAGCTAAATATTCATTTACTCCATTTTGGATAGCTAAATCATCTAAAATATTAGAACTTAATCTAAGTTCAGTTCTATCTGCTGAAATTTCACTTATATAATATTTATTATCTTGTGAAGAATTTAATATTTTAGTAAAAAAATTATATAATGTATTATATTGACCTTCTTCAAAACCTGCTTGTTGAATATCATTTTGAGGATCTATTACAATGTTATTATCATTAATACTATAATTTATATAATTTTGATTAGGATATAATATATTTTTATTTAAATCAAAAATAAAATATTCAATATAATCTTTATTTTTATCAAAAGTATCATTTACAGTAAAATTAGATATCAAAGCTATGTCTTGAGTATTATATTCTTGAGACATAAAAGTTTGAGGATCTATATTAACTATATTAATTGTATTAGCCATTTTTAGTATTATTGATTAGCTGTTGATTTAATGATAAATTTTCAGCTTGTAAATTATTTATTTCGTTTAATAATGCTTGTATTGTATCATCTGTTGGTTGATAACCAATATATTCACTACTTTTTTTAATTAAATATTCATGAGAATTAGTCATTCCAGTTTTAGGAATAATATAAAATAATTGTTCATATAAATTAAAAAAATCTGTTACTGTAGGTAATGAAGATGTTTGTTGTTGAGTAGTTTGAGAAATCAATTGTTTAAAAGAAGTATCTATTGTTCTTTCATATTGGTTTTTTTCAAATACTGTTTTATTTAAAGATACTATATTCATTATCCATTAATTATTTTAAAATAATAGTCATTATCAAGTACTAAAGTAGAACCATTTAAAATAGTTTTAATTAAAATTTTATAATATCTTTCAGGTTCTAAACCATTCATATAAAGTGTGAAATAATTACATTGACCATCAGCATTTAATTTTGTGTATGTTGTGTCAAAATCTATTACATATTCATTAGTATCTAAATCTTTTACTGCATAACATGATGCTGTTGGTAAATAATAATTAGTCAAATATTCTGATGCTGTTTGATAAACACGAGGTGGGTATTTAGGTCTTACATTTAAATTAAACCTATTAATACTATCTGGATAATAAACTCCTGGATTTTCTTCTAAAGAAATATATAATTGATTATTATTAATTATAGTTTGTGTTGATGAACCTGTATTCCAATAAAAATCATTCCATTTTATTTCTAATTGAGGTGGATATATTGTATGTGTATCTACTGAAAAGTATTTTAGATTAGGTTCCGCTGAAGCACTAGAGTTAAATTCTAAATTTGGGTCTAATCTAACAATAAATCCATAATTCGAAATTGAACTACTATTCCATAATTTAACAATATCTGTTACATTTATATTTAAATCCTTAATACTAGTTGTATTAAGTGATTGAGTTACTTGTATATTAGATGAAGTAACTGATGTATTTGAAGAACCTGTATACCATGTTCCTCCTCCTGGGTTTGATGATTGAAATGATGCTGTTATATAAGGTCCATAATTTGATGAGGTCCAAGCTGAACCACTTAAATATGTTCTCCATTTCCAACTAACTCCATTTGTTGTAGGAGGCGAATCAGAATAAGTTCCTGTTCCATTATTCCAATCTTGAGCTAATGGATTTACAAATATATCAGTATTAGATGTAATTCCACTTCCATTTGCTAAGTAACATTTTAAATTAGCTTGCCATTGAGAGTTACTAACATTATTATTAATAACATTATTAATTTGATTTTGATCAAATGCTGTTAAAAATCTAACAACAGAAGCATTAGTTAAAGCTCCTCCAATAGTATTAGTATTAGAAAGTTCAGTTATTTGATCTAGACCAGTATTAATATCAGGAGTTCCTGAATATAATGTTGCATCTTTTACAGGAAATAATTTATAAACAGCCATTTTTTATATATAAATATTGAAATCTAAAATTTATAAAGGAGAAATTTTACCACGAATATCATTATTTAGATATTTTACTTCAAATATGCTTGGATCTAAAGAAGGATAAATGATATTATTATTAGTTGCTCCTACTATGTTATAAGAATATTGTGAATATCCATTATTAACTCCACTTTTATTTGAGATTGTTATACTTTTAACAGTTTGAACACCGTTAATTTGATCTAATAAAATATATAAATCTCTTAACATTATTGGTTGGTTAATTTGCCAATTATCTATATTAAAATAATTTTGTAAAGTATTTATACAATTAGTTAATACATCATTATTATTATAATTAGGATAAACTATAATTTCAAAATCAACACCAATATTAATAATAAAAGCATCTTTTATATTTACACTATCATTTATTATTCGATATTGTGATAAATATGTTGATAAATTTTGTTTTAAACTATTAGAAGCTACTGCTAAGTTTTTATTTAAATCAAAAGTTAAAACATATAAATCTAAAATAGATTTACTTTCCCCAGAAGATAAAGTATTAATTTTAACAGGTTCAATATATGCTTTTGAAATAGTTCCATATTTAGGATCCATACTTAATGCTCTAACTAAATAATCATCTGATGTTACATTTCTTAATTGAGTATTATAATTAGCTATAGAATTTTGTCTTATATTTTCTACTGTATCTCCATTACTACCTCCAGAAGCAGCATTTGGATTTGTAACAGCTAATGAACTTATTACTGAATTTGCTATTCCTGTTGTTAAATTATTATTTAAAAATGTAATATTACCATTTATTTGAGTTAAAGTATTAGAAGAAACATTTGTATTTACTCCACCGCCTGTTAAATATCTAATAGTTAAAGTAGTATTAGATGGAGCTATACCATAAGTTCCAGTAAACATAAAATTAGCTGGACTGTACGCTACTCCCATTTTACTTATTCTTGAAGGTAAACCTATACCTACATTATCTGAATTAGGTACTATTTCTTCGTCGCTATCAGTTGCTGAACCTGCTCCAAATTGTAATTGTAAATTAGTACTATTTAAAAATCTAGTTACAAAACGTCTTTGTACTTTTTTTAATTTTAAAAGATATGGAGTATCACCACCATTTAAAGTATTATTAGGATCATTAATGTTAGTATTTTTAACATCACCATAAACCATTTCTTGAGCTAAATACGGTACTTCATACCATAAATTTCCATCACTATCAGTTATATCTAATATACCAATTATATTATTATCATTGATATTTACTGTATTAAAGCGTTGAGGGCTTCCAAAAGTAAATGTTGTAGTATTAATAGCAGAAGAAATAGCTTGTCTTGTCTTTTTTAATAAATAATAAGATGGATTATTACCTGATAATTGATAAACAGTTACTGTTGTAGGATCACTTGAACTTGAAATTGAAAAATCAACAGTATCTTGTATTAAAAATGAAACTGGTGATGTAGTATTAGTATTAATAGCAGCATTTGGTGCTATGTATAAAGCATAATTAAAATCAGGAATATAATTTACCCCTACTGAAGGGACAATTTGATAAATATCAATATCAGTTATAGCTACTCCTGTTACTTTAGGTTTATACCCAAACATATACGCTAATTCAAACAAATTATTTGTTTGTCTCGCATATTGTAAAAAATTTTCTTGAAATTGATTATCTAAATAAAAAGATAAAACATCACCTACATAAGCAGCCATTTCCATAAACATCATACCTGGACTTTCTTCACTAAAATCTGTGTATGTTGTTGGAAAATATGTTTGAGCATAATTTATAAGATTTGCTCTGAACTCACTAAAATCTTTATTTATATATTTTATTTGTCTGTTTGTAGTTGCCATTAAAATGTTATTATTAAGTTATTTTGTAAACCTGTATTAGCTATAGAATAACTTAGTTCTATAAAAATTTGGTTATTATCTGGATCTTGTAAAATATTTAGCTCATTTATTTTTACATTTGGAAATCGTCCTGTTATTTGAGATTGAATATTTTCTTTTAAAAAATCTAAATTATTATTTGTTATTTGTTCAAATATAAAAGCTCTAAGATTACCACCAAAATTTGGGTTTAAAAATCTTTCAGATTCATTTGTTAGTAAAAAATTTATAAGATTATTTTTTACAGCATCTACCGTATTATATGTAGAAATAAATACATTATTAGTATTAAAAGGAATACTAACACCTAATGCTACATTAGGTCTAGTATCTGAAGGAAATATTTTAATAGGATTATATGCCATTATTTATTTAATAAACTTGCTATTTGACTTAAATCTAATTCTCCTGGAGGTAAAGCTGAACCTTCAGCTGCTGTATTTACAGCAGTAGGTCTAAATGTTCCACTATTAAATGACATTGTATCTCCTTTTAAAGAAGCATCCATACCACCTAAAATATCCATATATGCTTTTCTTTTATCCATATATGTTATTTCAGATTCAGGTTCTGGTTTAGGGGCATTTATATAATTTTCAGAAATTTGTTTTTTAGAACCTTTAATACTTTCTAATAAAATTTCTTTTAATTCTTCTTGAATTGCCTCTTTTACAGCTGCTTTAATAAATTTTTTAAATTCTATTGCTTTCATATATATAAATATTTAATTAATAAGCTTTTAAATTATTTTTATCAATATACAATTGAAGTTCATCTATAAGAACTTGTGGATTTGTAGTAAATGATAGTGAAGTTTCAATTAATGGTATTCCTTGTATATTATAACCAACTGCTTTTCTTCTTAAAATTTTGTCATTATAAGGTACCTCTACTATTTTTATTGTAAATCCTTTATATTGATATGTTTGAGTTATTGAATTTGATTGATTAGTTTGATTGTTATTTTGTGTTAATATAATTAAATTATTATTTATTGGTAATAATTTTGTATTAGGTAAACATTTAATTATTAATAAATCTAAAATATTTAATAAGTTTAAAATTGTAGTGATAGCAGCTGTAAAAACATCTATAGCTCCTGAAATATTTTCTATTTGATTTTTTAATTCTGGTAATTTAGCAGTCCCATCTGATTTAAAAAGTAAAAACATTCTTACATCTTCTAAATCACTTAATGCTGATGTTATCACTCCTGGTACTCCCGGAGGTGATGGTATAAGTTTACTTCCTAAAGATATTGCTGATTTAACTGTTGAAATTATTTCTGGTATAGTTAATGCTAATTCTAAAATTGTAGATGCTTTTGTTACTGTTCCTGTTACTATATTTAATGTATCGTTAATTTTATTAATAGAATCAGTTATTCCATTTCTAATTATAATAATTTCGTTTAAAATTTCTAAAGGTGGACATATATCTGGAATATCTGCTACTGTAGGTGGAATACTAGTAATGTTTATTCCTGCTTTTTGCATGTTTGTTAATAATACAGTTAAAATTTTATCTTTTAAATCTTGTACTTTGCTTAATAATAAAGTTTTTAAAGACATTAAACCTGATGTATTAGTATTTTTTAATATACTAGATGTATCTATTTTTTGATAAGTTAATTTAGCTTTATTTATATTATCTAATGACATTATATTGTATATGACACATTTGATTTAATTGTTTCTAATTGACTGCTAATTGTAGTTAAAACTAAATTTAATTGAAAAGCAGCTGTATTTATAGGAGCTAAATTTTCTCCTATTTTAGGAAAAGTAAATGCTAGTACTTCTGAAAATTTTTGTAAATTTTCAACTAAATCTTTTAATAATTGATACGTTGATTCTCCTAATAATAAAGGCTCAGTTGCATCTTTAGATCCTAAATAAATTTTATTAGAATTTACAATAGTTTTTGGAGAATCTATATTTACACTTTCTACAGAATTTAAATTAACTGATTTAGCTGAGCTTAATAAAATATGATCTTTTTTACTATTAAGTACTACTCTATCAGAATTAATTATTATTTGTTTATCATTAAATAAATCAAGTTGTATAGGTGCATTATTATAGCTTTTATAATTTTTACTAGTTGCTGATAAAGGAATTTTTTGAGTACTTGTTAAATAAATAGAAGAATCATCATTATTAATATTTTCAGTAATAGGTAACCAACCTTCTTCATTTTGTTGTCCTTGACCATTTTTAATAATTAAAATAGGATCACCATTATTACCAGATGTTGACCAGTTATTATTTCTATCTTTAACTGTAGAACCAAATCTTATACTATTACCCCATCTACCTTCATAAATTATATCTCCTTCAAATGCTTGTAAAGGATGAATATTAGTTTTTTCTTTAAATGTTTGTCCTAATAAGATTTCTGTAGATTTATCTAGAACTCTTCTAACACTTCCTGCTGAAGTTTGTTCATAATCTTTTTGTTGAGATTCTGGTAAATTTGTAGGATTAATTGGATAAGCATTATGGTGTGGGTGGTTCCATAATCCTACTATATTAATATAATATATATTAGTAGAAGTTGGGTTTGAACCTATTTCTGTATTAGGTAATGTTAATAAATAAACAATTTCATTTATTAAAGGATAATTTTTAATATTAGGAAATAAAGGTTTAGCTAAACCAAAATTACTTAAAGATGTTCCTGGGTTATTTACTGATGTAAATTGTATAGTTCCTATACTATTCCATTCTCCATATCCTTTAAATAAAGGATGTGTATCATCTAAAATAATAGATTGTACTCTTCCTTCAGTAATTAAATTATTTAATTTTTCATCAGATGAAAATCTATTATCTTTTTGATTTAATCTATTATTTAATCCACCAAAACCATAAACATTATTAACACTCATTATTTAGCATTCAATTTATTAATTTCAGCCATAATTTGTTCTTTTTCAGAATCACTAATCCCAAATCCTTCGTCTGTTTTCACATTATTAGCAGTAATACGTTGAATAATAGTAGCTAATTTAATTAATTGATCATCATTTTTAACATCGATTTCAAGATATTCTTTAATTAAAGGTACTATTAATGTAGCATCACCAATATCTTCAATTAATGGTTTTAATTCAGCAATTAAAGCTCCTATTTGTTGAGATTTTTTCTTTTGATTATTATAAATTTCCTCTAATAATGTTGAAAATTTTTTATTTTTAAAAATTTCAAAATCTAAATTACCCATAATACTTTTTAATATAAATATTTATATTACTAAAATTTAATAACACCTTTATCTAAATAATAAGAATAACTGTTTTTAAATATATCTTTTAAAGAATTAGAAATTTTAGTTATTTTAATAGTTTTAACATCTATTATTTCTCTTATATAAATATATAATGCTTTTTTATTAAAAACATCTATATTTTCACGTTTACGAAATAATTCTAAAATAGCATCAGCAATTTTAGCGTCACTTTTATTTGGAAATAATTCATAAATATTTTCTGAGCAGTGTTTTACATATAATTCTATAAAATTAGATAATTTATCAGGATTATTATCTTTATCTAATTCATATGAATAATTAATATCTTCATATAAAGGTTCTATTTCTGTTCTATTTTGCTGAATTTTATAATTTTTATCATTATTAAGAATTAACCAACGTTTAACTATAGTTCCAAAATATGAATATGCTTTTGCTCCTTTTGATGCATCAAATAAATGAATTTTACTTAAAAGAAAAATAATAATTTCATGTTGTAAATCTTTTATATTATCTGTTTCTGTATAATAAAACTTATATGTATGGATAATATTTTCAGTTAATTTGAAAAAAGCATAATGTATTTTATCTTGATAAATTTTACTTTTTATTTTTTCATCTTGAGTACTATTATATAATACTATTGCATCATCTGTTTCTTGTGTAAAATACACATTAGATTTTTTCTTTCTCGGCATTTGTTTCAATTTTGAATTGATTAATAATAGTTTGAATTTCTTTAACATTATTAAAGAAAAATCCTATTTCATCATCGCTTTTAAATATTTCTTTACTATCTAATTCTTTTAATTTTAAATCAGTTTGTTCTATAATAGCTGAAATGTTAGAAACATACATATTTTGTTTAATAGCAATATCTTCTAATTTTTCAGTTTTAGTTAAAAGATTATAAGTGATATAAGATAAAACTATTATCACTATTATAAGCAATATTATTAATACTATTTCCATATTATAAATTATCTAACATATTTTTTAAATTGGTACTTTTAATGCTTCCTAAAGCTTTAGTTTTAATTGGTGTTTTTCTTTCAATAGAAGCTGAAACTATATTAGTTCCCATTAATTTATTAACGTTAGTTTTAAATTTAGGTAACCATATTTTTTCCCATTCAATTCTAGAAGCCATTAAATCTGCTTGATGGATAATAAAAGGTAAAGCAGTTCTTGGTTTTTGTTCAGCCATAAATGTACTTAAATATTTTTTATTTGCTTCATCATATAAACCATCATGTATTTTTATAGCAATCATTTCATTTAATGAATACTGAATGTTATTTTCTTGAAGTAAAAATAAACTACGATCAGGTACAGATACAAAATCTAACTTATCATTGAACATATAATCTTCACCTAATTTTTCTTTACGCCATTGATCAGTCTGAGGTATATAAGATTCATTTTGTTCATCACCTATTTTACCTAAATCATGATTAATTGCTGAAAATATTAATTCTTCTAATGTGTAAGTTGAAGTGTCAGTTCCCATTTCTTCCCATACTTTATGTAATTTAAGAGCACAATCTACTACTCTTAATACGTGATCTACATAACCGCCTGGAAATGCATTATGATATTCTTTTTTATGTGATGCTGGCATCATCATAATACGTTCTTGATGTCTGGTATAGAATTTTTCTATATTTGTTCTACGTGGTTCGGGGAATTGTTCAAAATGTTTAAACAATTTTTCCCAATTTTCTGCTATTGTTTCTGCTGTAATCATTAGAATCTATTTATTTCGTCAGGACTTAAATCTTCTCTATCAATCACGGCTTGTAATTCTTGAATCAATTCTTCTGATTCTGAGATTACTTGATTATAAGTTGCTAACGGTTCATTACGTGATGTAATGAATTTTAAAGTTTTCATTTTGTTTTCTAACAGCTCTAATTTAGCTGTAATTAAATTACGATTTCTCATTTATATTGTTTTTATTTAGTTACTGTTTTACCGTGTGCTACGTGTCACGTTTCTTTATTCTACGTGTTTTTATTACTCTACCCGTAATATGAATATAATAATAAATTTTTAAAAAGCCAAGCCTTTTAATTAAGAGGTTTTTAAAACGTCAGATATATTTTTTAATGTAATACATTTTTCATATTCTTCATAACTTTCAAAAAATAAAAGTAGTGAAGTGACAAATTCTATAAAATCAGTTTTTTCTAAACTGTATGTTTTTAATATGTCAGTTTGTTCATAATTTGTTAAGTCTAATTTAGATAAATATTCCCAACATCTAACATAAATTACATAATTACCAGCTTTCTTAACGTCATCCATGTCTAATTTAGGTTGCACGTTAGAAAATATATTTATTACTTTTTCACTAAAAATATTATGTTTATAATATAATTTGTGTGCAAGAGCAATCCAATATAAAGGATGCTCTTTAAATTTAATAACTTCATTACCATCTTCAGATTGATCTGAAAATAGTTCAAAAATTTTATTTATATCCATTTTTATATTTTAAAATAAAAATAAAAAAGAAAATTCAAAAAACCAAATTTTTATTAAAATTTAAGATATTCATAATATTTTAGGGTCTTTGCTTTTCTATCATCTAAACCTATTGGTGTGGATGGTGAATTTGGATTTCCTAAATTTATAGCTTTAGATAATTTTAATATTGAAGTGTCATCCACAATATTGCACAAATCCCACAAATGATTTCTATCAAAGAAAAATAGAGCAGATTCAAAAACAAAATCTGTTGCAACTAAATCTGGGTTAGTCATGATTTCAGGTTTGTGTAAATACTCTGAGAACGCTTTATAATTATCTTTACCAGTTAATTGTAAAGCTCCTCTACCTCTAAAATTCCAACCATCTCTCGAAGCTTCATTGCCATTACCCATTCTATTACCATATACTCTTGAAGCAATTTTTTCAGGTTGCATTTTATATAAATCAGCCATATTTCCAGGAAAATAACTTGGGAATATTTTTTTTAATCCATAAAATCCATCAGCTGTATAGTTTAAATTTTCAGTTAAAAGAACAAACCCACCTGTTTCGTGTGCTGTTTGACCAAAGAAATGTGCAGCTTTTTCAGGTGTCATTTTATAGAATTTAGCAGCTGCTTTTAATGTTGTTGGACCAAAAGCTCCATCTTGTTGATCAGGTGTTAAACCAATTTTTGCTTGAAAATTTTTTAAAGTAGTATTCATGATTTTTTATATTTGTGAAATAAGAAAGATAATCCAAAAAAGAATCCCGCTAAACAATATAATACGCAATTTGCACCCCATAAACTTCCTGTAAGATGAATCAGGCCATATTGAACTATATCGAATCCAAAAGGGTTGAAAAACATAGCTAATCCTAAACAAATAGTTGATAAATTTTTTTTCAATATTGTTTGCCAAGTAGTCACTGTCATTCATATAAATTTAATTTTATTAATAATTATATCATGTATAAATATGTATAAATACTATTCATCATCTGGAAATAACTTATGAGGTATTTTCTTATTAAACTTCATTATTTTTTTAACTTCCTTAGGCTCGTCTATAACATAATATAAAGCTTCTTTACTTTCTTCCATTGCTTTTGTAGTACGATGATTACCATCTATTAAAAGTAACTCAGATAAATCTGTTTCTGGATTTTTAAAGGCAACAACTATACCAATAGGCTTAGAATAATCCATTTTAAGATTTTTAATCTTTTCAGGATCTACACTAGTAAATAATGAACTTGTTAAACGTATTTTACTTGGATTTAATTTATAGATTTTATATTTTATACCATCTGATTTAATTAAATCGTATGCTTTATCTACGTCAAAAATATAACGACCATGGTAAGCTTTAAAAATTTCTTCTTTAAGTATATTTATTAATTTTATCATTTGATTAATTCAGTTTTATCTTTATCATAATATAATTTTTTTAGCTTAAGACATTTAGAAATGTCTAAACTAATTAATTGATTACGTTCACAATTTAAACGTTCTAAATTAGGACATTTTGAAATGTCTAAAGTAGTTAATTGGTTATTAGCACAATATAATGTTTCTAAATTAGGACAATTAGAAACATCTAAAGTAGTTAATTGATTAGAATAACAGTATAATTCTTCTAAATTAGGTAAACGACCCAATCTAAGAGTAGTTAATTTATTACCACAACACCATATTTTTTCTACTCTAGGGTCATTAACTACTAAAGTTTTTAAATTTTTATCACTACAATATAATTTATTATTTTCATCTAACTTAAATTTAATTCTTTCACCATCTACCGTAATACCGTAAATTGATTGATTAGTGGAAATAGGTTCCAATTCAGTTAATATAGTTTCTTTAATTAATTGGATTTTATCTTTATCGTAATTTAAATATTCTAAATTAGAACAGTTTGAAACGTCTAAACTAGTTAATTGGTTATTAGCACACTTTAATATTTGTAAATTAGGACATTTAGAAATGTCTAAACTAGTTAATTTATTAGAATAACAGTCTAAATAATATAAATTGGGTAATATACCTAATTTTAGAGTAGTTAACTGATTTCTCCAACAAGATAATTTTACTAAATTAGGCAAATTACCTAATTTTAGAGTAGTTAATTGATTATTTTCACAATTTAAAGCTTCTAAATTAGGCAAATTACCTAATTTTAGAGTAGTTAATTGATTTCCAAAGCAATTTATTTTTGTTACTCGTAAGTCATTAACTACTAGAGTTTTTAAATTTTTAAACTCACATTCTAAATTATTATATTTATTTAATTTAAATTTAATCTTTTCACCATCTACCGTAATACCGTAAATTTGACTAGACAAGGCATATTCATACTCAGCTAAAATTTGTTCTCTAATAAGTTGTTTTAGTTCGTGTTTTTTCATTTTAAAGTAATTCGTCTATAAATATGAGGAGTGAATTTATCTGCCAATGCCCTGGCTTCCACTTCATAAAGATTGTCTTTATATCCATATATATTAGTTAGTTGATCATAATGCTTGTCTTTAGACAAATGTGTAAACTGCATAAAATGAACATACTCATGTATAGTAAATTTTACTAATTCTTTTTTAGTGTTAATACGCTTAGGATAAAGCGTTATTTTAGACGCTCTATACGCTAATCTTCGCCAGTCTGCGTAATGGGTATCAATACTGTAATTAATATAAAGCTTGGGTAAATTTGCGCGATAAAGTGGAAATCCTAAATAATGAGGGCACCAGTTTAAAATTTGCTTGGCTAGCTGTTTAAATTGGTGTTTATTTAAACCACGTATCATTTTATAAAACCTTTCTTTTGTAGTTCTTCTCTGTCTAATTTAAATGCAATATAGCCATTATTTATTCTAAAGTTATGCATTGTAAATTTGCTTTTATATATGTTTATTAATATTTGAGCTGCAAAATCAAAATCTGCTTTTTTAACTAAACCACGTAAATCTTGTTTTATAAATTGAGGAATGTCTTTTGGTTTTAATTTTGCTAAAGTATTATTATATTCATCAGAATGTATTGATGTAAAATCTAATGGAATATCAAAATAAAAATATTTACTATCATAATCTATAGGAAATGCATCTGCATCTTTACTATTACCATACCACCAACCTTTTCCACTTATGTAATTTATACTCCATGGTCTTTTAGCACCAGAAACTGGTTCTAATTCTGTCAGAATTTGTTCTTTTATAAGCTGTTTTAATTCGGATTGTTTCATTAGTAAAATGCTTGATATATTGTTTGACCTCTATAATTTAATTTATTAATTTCAAATCTATATACTGTACTATCAATTGGATTAACACTTAAATACAATCTGTCATCTTCATTATCATCTAACATTATTTCATCACCTATATTATAATTTGTACCTATATATAATTCTGATTTAGTCCAACCCTTTCTTACATAATTCCAGTTTGGGTCATTTGTATGTGGTCCTATAGCTTGTAAAGATAAATTAATTAAATCTTGTTTAACTTTAGGATCTCTTTCCATAAGTTTTGCAAGAGCAGCATTATTAGGAATACGCATAGCAGCAACAGGTTCTAATTCAATTAGAGGCTCACCTAGTGGTAAACGATTAGTTTTATTTATTATGTGAGCAGTTAATTTTTTATAAAACGCAGGATCTGTTTGTTTTTTATCTTTTACAGCAGTGTATAAGTGTTTATTATGTTTTAATTTAGTTAAATTTGGATATAAAGTAACAAGATTTAACATTTCATCATTAGTAAATGTTCTTTGAACTTCAGCTAGAATTTGTTCTTTTATAATTTGTTTTAATTCGTGTTTTTTCATCTGATTAGTTGAGTTTTGTCTTTATCGTAAGTTAAAAGATTTAAATTAGGACATTTAGAAATATCTAAAGTAGTTAATTGATTATTAGCACAATTTAAAGATAATAATTTAGGACATTTAGAAATGTCTAAAGTAGTTAATTGGTTATTAGCACACTTTAATATTTGTAAATTAGGACATTTTAAACTAGTTAAACTAGTTAATTGATTACTATCACAATTTAAATATTCTAATTTAGGTAATATACCTAATTTTAGAGTAGTTAACTGATTTCCAAAGCAATCTATTTTTGTTACTCGTGGATCATTAACTACTAGAGTTTTTAAATTTCCAGCCCGTTCAGGTAATTCATCTTCAGGATCATCTTCATCTTCATACCACCACTCATCAAATGAGCAAAGTAATACACCATCTTTATCTAACTCTAATTTAATCTTTTCACCATCTACAGTAATACCGTAAATTTGTTTAGGTGTAGTAGCTTCTAACTCAGCCAAAATGGTTTCTTTTATAAGTTGTTTTAATTCGTGTTTTTTCATCTGATTAATTGGGTTTTATCTTTATCATAATCTAATTTTTGTAAATTAGGACATTTAGAAACATCTAGAGTAGTTAATTGATTATCATTGCACCATAATTGTTCTAAATTAGGACAATTAGAAACATCTAAATTAGTTAGATTATTACCATTACAATATAACCAAATTAAATTAGGACATTTAGAGACGTCTAAACTAGTTAAATTATTATCAATACAAGTTAAATAGTTTAAACTAGAACATTTAGAGACGTTTAAACTAGTTAAATTATTATAACTACAATATAAATGTTCTAACTTAGGGCACCCAGAAACGTTTAAATTAGTTAAATTGTTATTCATACAATTTAAATATCTTAAATTAGGTAAACGACCCAATTTAAGAGTAGTTAATTGCTTATTATCCAACTCAATTGTTTTTACCCTTGGATCATTTATTATTAAAGTAATTAAATTGTTATGAGAATACTCTAATATACCACTTTTACTTAATTTTAATTTAACTTTTTTATCATCAACCGTAATACCGTAAATTTGTTGATTAACAGCAACAGGTTCTAACTCAGCTAGAATTTGCTCTTTGATAAGCTGTTTTAATTCGGATTTTTTCATTATTTTATATTATGGAACATTAAAAATAGAATATCATCATCATGCGTGTAATAATATAATGAATATGCTTTAGGAAAATTACCCCAATCAGTACCTACACCTTCATGAATACTCATAGTATAAATTTGATTAGTATTTTCTAATTTAAAAAATAATTTAGCAGCTTCTAATTGTCTTTTATCCCAATTCATTTCATCACCATATTCTTTTTGAGCTTTATACCACTCTTCAAAATTACCCCAACCTACTAAACCTGATAATGAGATTTTATCATTAAATATCATGCCAAGCATTTCCTTAGGACTTACTGGAGAATTAGAAGTGTATTCGTATTCTAATAAAACTTCTTCTTTTATAATTTGTTTTAATTCTGATTTTTTCATTTTATATTATTTCTATTCCTAAATTTTCAAGAGCTTTTTCTAAATCATTAACATAGGAATTACCTAGTCTTTCTATCTGTTTTACATATGGTCCTTCACCATCCATAGCTTTTAGTATATCGTATCCATTTGCTATATTTAATCCATATACTTTAAGAGCTAATTGTAGTAAAAATAACCATTCTTCTGTACCTGTTTCTATTTCACCATCTTCTATAATTTCTGGATATTCTTCTCTAATCGCTTGTTCTATTTGGTGAGATTTATCTCTATTAGAAATTGGTTGTAATTCTGTCAAAGGTTTACTAAATTTTTGTTTTTTATAATCTGAAATTATACTTATAATTTTATTAATAAGAAGTTCTACATTAATCCCTACAGAATGTTCATCTCCAGGATTTTTAGGATTTTCTCTCCTATCTATATCTAAAAATTCATTAAAATCATCTCCTGGTACTCCTGGCTTACCTTTTAATTCATTATCAAAAATAGGATCATAAAGGCAATCTACTAAATCATCATCCCAATGATGATCAAATTCGGTCCAATTATAATTAGGTCTATCTTCCTCAGGATCACCTAATAAATCTGCATTTTCGTCAATTATGTAAAAATACTTTTCATTAGGTATTCTTTTTAAAAGCATTTTAAAACTATTACGAGGAACTGCTTGTAACTCAGCTAAAATTTGTTCTTTGATGAGTTGGGTTTTATCTTTGTTATAAATAATACTTTTTGGTTCTAAATTAGGACATTTAGAAACGTCTAAACTAGTTAACTGATTATTAACACAATTTAACCAAACTAATTTAGGACATTTTGAAAGATCTAAACTAGTTAATTGATTATTTTTACAATTTAATGTTTTTAAATTAGGGCATTTTGAAATGTCTAAACTAGTTAATTTATTAACTTGACAATCTAAAAGTGTTAAATTAGGACATTTTGAAATATTTAAACTCTTTAATTGATTATTAGCACAATTTAACTCTTTTAAATTAGGACATTTAGAAACGTCTAAACTAGTTAACTGATTATCATGACACCATAAATATTCTAAATTAGGTAGACTACCTAGTTTAAGAGTAGTTAATTGGTTGTGATAACAATATATTCCTTTTACTTGTGGATTATTTACTATTAAAGTTTTTAACTCTCCAACCCATTCAGATAATTTATCTTCATCCTGATATAAATCATATGTGTAATTTAATATACCATCTTCATCTAACTCTAATTTAATCTTTTCACCATTTACAGTAATACCGTAAATTTGTTTATTAACAGCAACAGGTTCTAACTCAGCTAAAATTTGTTCTTTTATAAGTTGTTTTAACTCAGATTGTTTCATTTAATTTATTTTTTATAATCTGAAATTATTTGTTTAATTTTATTAACAAGAAGCATTTCATTTTTTCCAGTACCTTTTTTTGTAGGATTTTCTATTCTATCCATTTCTTGGAACTCTTGATAATCATCTCCTAGTACCCCAGGCTTGCCTTTTAATTCATTGTTAAAAATAGGATCATAAAAGTAATCTACTAAATCACTATCATCTAAATCTAAATCTGCATTTTCGTCAATTATGTAAAAATACTTTTCATTAGGTATTCTTTTTAAAAGTGCTTCAAAACTATCATTAGAAATTGGCTGTAATTCGGCCAAAATAGTTTCTTTTATAAGTTGTTTTAATTCGTGTTTTTTCATTTTTATTTTTGTTTTATTATAAATATGTATATAGTTTGTTCGATATGAAAAGAGTTGTAAAAAGAAGATTTTTGATTTTATGAAAGAGAGCGCAAAATGGGTAAAGCGGAATTGCGCATTTGTGTTATGGACGTGCAACGTTAGGTGTTATATAAGTATATAGGCCATCGATGTGAGGAGATGTGGGAGGGCTGAAAATACATCACATTCACACCCATGTACAGCCCAGATATGTATGGAAAACGACGCATATGGGATTCTACATATACGTACCGCGTATTATTATTCCTTCGTATATCGTACATAGTACATACGGAATAAAAAGCAGAAAAAAAGAGAACATTTCTGTTCCCTTTAATTCTGTTTTTTCATCTTAAATTTTAAGCTACATTTTCAGATGTAACAGTTTGTGTTGTAACAACTTCAGGTGCTGGTTTTGTCATTTTTGGTCTACCTCTTTTAGGTACATACCCATTTGCAATTTTAGCTGCATATTCAGCTTCTCTAAGTTGTTTTTTACTTCCGGGTACAATTGGTCTACCTAATCTAAATGTACCGCTTGCTTTTCTTTCTGTACGTGCAGCTTCTCTAATTTGTCTTGCACTTCCTGGTACAATTGGTCTACCTAATTGTTTTTGAGGTGTTGCAACTGTATTACCTACTGTTACTTCACTTACATTTACTACTGTTGTTTCAGGTACAGTTACTTCAGGTGTAATTGTTTCAGGTGTAGTTACTTCAGGGTTAACTACTTCATTTGTGTTAACTAATGCTTTGTTTGTTTTTTGTTTTTTGTTTGACATGATGTTTTGTTTTTGTTTGTTAATTTATTTTGTTATTTATTTATTTTAATGACATAAAGATAAGTTAAAATTTATGAATGGCCAAACTATACTTTTATTTATTATTTTATTGTTATTATTACTTATTAATGACATAAAGATAATTATGAATAAATGAATAGCCAAACCATTTTAATCTTCTTTAGCTGTTTCTAAAGCGGCTGTATATGCACCTTTATTTATATTATCCATTCCCATCCCTTCATATTTTAACAATGCATTACAAATATATTTATGGATTCCATTAATGTTTTTTATTTCTGCAATTGCTTTAACAATACTATTTTTGTCAGTATCATTAATGTTTTTATCATTAACAAAATCCGTAATGTATTTTTTTGCTACATTTACATCCTTCATTTTAAATACCCCATTACTGATCTGTTCAAAGATTGATTTTAAATACTTTTGTTTCATTTTTTATGTTGTTATTTTTAATAATTTAATGACATAAAGATAATTATGAAATTATGAATTGCCAAACTTACTTTACCACCTTAAAACAGCATTTGGATTGTTAGTGTTATGTTTATGAAATCTTGCACATTTACCTTTATGTGTGGTAGTACATGAGGCAAATATAATAATGCAAAAACAAATACCAATAATAATAATTAAAGCGTTTAAATAATTTTGTTTCATTTTTTAATAATTTAATGACATAAAGATAAAAATGAATAGCTGAATAGCCAAGCCAAACAAAAATGGGGAGCTTTTAACTCCCCACACCATGTAACATAACTAACCAATCATTTCATTTACAATCTTATCTAACATTTCACTAACATTACCGTCCGTTTCTATAGTGGCCATAATTATTTTGGTCTGAGCGTCCTGATATGATACATTATTTACATGTACTTGTATGTCAGGTGCAGTATCACTTGCTTGAGTATTCCACCAAATATTACAATTGTAACCATTTTGTTTTAATTTAAAACTCAATGTTTCTCTTAATATGTTTAATTCTGAATTGATTTTATTACTACGTTGATTTATTTTTTTCAATTCATCAATTAACTTTTTAGCTTTGTTTGTTTCATTTTGTTTAGCAATAAATACTTTAGATGCAGTTGATGCTTTCACATTAGCACGTCTCATCACTTCTTGACTTAATACATTTAACTGTAGATTACTTAATTTTTTAGCCATGTTTATTATTGTTTTTGTTTTTTAATGCCATAAAGATAAGGCTGAATTTATGAAATGCCAAATCTGCTTTTTAATCTGTTTTTTAAATCCCGTTATTTAATCTGTTTTTTAGGTGTGGTTTACTGTGGTTTTGCTTGCGCTGAATTTTGGCTGCCTTAACCTAAACACATTGATTAATGCCTGAGTGGATTAGATGATTTTTGGCGCGTTTACTTACCAATTTTCATCCTGTGCTTCATCGTCTGGTGATTCGAGGGCAAACTCATCAGGCACATCCTCAAATGAATCAATTAATGTTTCAATGTAATCAGCAGGATCAGGTGCTTCATAAGCTTCAATAATAATTTCAGCTAATTGCTCTTGAGTATAGTTAAGTAAGTTTTGTTTAATAATGTTTATATTCATTATAATGTTTGTTTTAATAATGGTTTAAATTGGTTTACTATTTGTTCTGATGTGTTTTTTGCTTTACGAACCATATCTTCAAAACAATATGAACCCGTTTCGGCAAATGTGGTTTTTATAGTATCGTTCCACAACGAGTTAGAAAATTTTAATTTATTGTCTATTGAAGTTAGATCCCTTACTAATTGTTCTTTTGCTAATGTTGATTTACGTTTCATCTGTTTTTTAATTTTGTTATTAATGCCATAAAGATAAAATATTTTTTGTGAAAAACCAAATTTTCCTAAGAAGGTATATATTTATTATATGAGGACTGGACGTGTCCGTGCTGAATGTATATGCGATCCCGCCCCTCCTACTCCACCCACTCATTTACTGTTTTCCACATACACTTTATCTTACTTTTAATTTATTACCTCCCACTCCCAATGTGTATATAGCTCGCTACATATTTCCAACTATTACATTTATTTTATTTTGTATTTTATGAATTACGTGCCTTTAAAGATAGTTCATATAATTTATCTAACGTTTCATGTGTGAATGTTTGGCACCCTACCGTAATATTATCTTTGGTGATTGTTGCTTTGTAATTGCTATTTAACGTGAGTTCTTTTTTAAATTGTTCTTTACCTTTACCTTTCATATATTGGGTAAATTCTTCTAATGTTATCCATCTATATTTAGATTCTTCTTTAGATATAGAACTCATTTGTGTTATTATATCACCATCCCAACAGTAATATGGAAATTGAGGATCTATAAGTTTATTTATCATTCCTCCATAAATAGATACTTCACAGTCAATAGCGAGTTTTAGTAATTCTTTTACTTCTGTGATTGATAATTCATGGTTAATTGCTACTTTGTCTTGAAAGTTATGTGTCATTATTTTTTGTTTATAATGTTTCTATTGCTAATTCTCCAAGTACAGACATTAATTCAATGTGTGCATCATCACTTAATAGTTTAGTTCCATTAAATAGGTCTTGATATGTCACAGTTACTCCATGTATTTTATTTGCTTCTATAACTAAATCAAACCATTGTTCTGTACCCATTTCAACTTCACCGTCATGAACTAATTCAGGATAATGTTTTACAATTACGTTTTTGATTTTTTGTTGTGTGTTTGCCATTGTTATTTTATTTATTTAATGACATAAAGATAAGGTGGAAAAAATGAATAGCCAAATTAATTTTCATTATTTAATTCAAATTGTACACGTTCATTAAATAATGATTGCACATCTTCAAACGGTTGTGTCATCATTAATTGACGTAACATTTGTTCCTCCATATTCATTTCTTTAAGTAAATGTTGTGTTTTTTCACCTGTTATTTCAGGATTAGATGATCTACACCATTCAGCATATAATAATTCAGCTTTATCATGTGGGGTTATGCCTTTTAATTCTAAATAATCATCATATTTTAGATTATGATTAATTACATTTCCTAATTCTACCAATATTAATTTTTTAACATTAGGTTCATTTAATAATTTTTTTAATGTTATATTTTTCATTTTTTAGTTATTATTTGATGTTGTTTCTTCAGTTACGTTTTCGTCAAGTACTTCTTCAATAATTGATTCAATTTTACTCAAATCTATCGAAACATCACTAAGTACTATTGTATTATCACGTTCTAAATCAAAACTAGCTGAATCCATATCAACTACATCATCACTATCTAATTGGTTTAGTCTATTACTAATAACATAACGTATCTCATCCGCTAATTCTTGTGTAATGCAGCTTTCACGTTTTACTTCATTAAGTAATTTTATGATATCATCTTTAGTGAAAATTGAACTTGGTGAGTCTTGTACTGTTTGTTTTAATTCTTGTAATTTCATAACTTTTATTATTTTTATTATTTAATGACATAAAGATAAGGTGGAAAAAATGAATAGCCAAATTTATTTTAAATTCCAAATTTTTCATTTTGTTACTTATTTAGTTGTTTTTAACAATGTTGTTTATGATATCCATTGTTTCCCACGAAGTAGCAGTGTTAAAGTTAATTTCTAATCTACCTAAAGAACCATCAGGATACACTTTCCACTTCGATGATATTCCATTTGCCATTTTGATTTTAACTGCATCGATTTCGTAACCTTGTTTTTCATATGGTTCTTTTCTCCACTCTTTTATAGCTACTACCTCTGCTCCTGGATAAAGTGCTTGCATCTTAGCTACGGTAGCTTCAACTACACTAACTTGCTTTTTAGTTGCGTTTGTTTGAGCTTCGCGTTCATCACGCACCTCTTTTATTTTCTTGTTAATAGTGTCAGCTTTTGTTATAGCTTTATTTTCATATTTATAATCCAATCCAAGTCCTGTTAAATACATTTTCCAGCCATTGTTAGTTCCTCTTGTATCCCATTTAGAATTATATACTACCTGAACCTTCACTCTTACGGTAAAACCACCATTTACAATGGAAGCTTCTTTTTTGGTATGTGTTTCGCGATGAGCTACTTTATAAGCTCCATTTTCATCTTTGTTACCATAATCAAACACCACTTTTTCAAATTGATTTTCTCCGATATTCAACTGCCATCCTTTACCTAACTGTTTATGATATTCTGTAGCTGCTGCTATTTGCTCATCTTGAGTTTTGATAATTTTAGCAATTTCAGCCTTACAATCTACAATACCTCTTTCGATTTGTGCTTTGTTTTTGGCTTGCTTTTCAGCTTGTGCTAAAGCTTCTTTTTCACGGTTAATTTTAATGATTTCTAATTCTGCTGGTGTTAATTCTAAAACTTGTGTCATAACTTTTATTATTTTATTAACATAAAGATAAGGTGGAAAAAATGAATAGCCAAATTTTATCTAAATTCCAAATTCGATTACTAAATATAAAACACACGCTACAAAAGCTAGTGCTACTATTACTAATCCTGTGTCAATTGGTGCCCAATATTGTTTCATTGTATTTTATGTTAATTAAAATAGTAGGCAAAGTGAGAATTGAACTCACATTATCGCAATATCACACAAGTAAGGTGCTATTTACCCGACCGTATAAAAAACTACATCTGCCTTCTAAATGGGATACCTTGTCTCAAAAGTGTTATCCAGTACATTAACCCAAACCACTCAAATTTTAGAACTTTGAGAACAATAGCCCCACCTCATCACAAAGGGTACTGAATAATGTTATTACTATTATTTGTTCAGTGTTAATCAGATGTAGTTTTAAAGAACGTTTTTGTGAAGTTGGTGGGAGATTTGAACTCCCATCTCTCATCATACAATGAGGCGTTACTCAATTGTGGTATTCATTCCCACTTACGCCAACCAACTTACCATTTTTCATAGGTGAATGATTATTTCAACTTATTTAATATTTTAATTATAGTTGCTTCATCCACTGTCCATTTATGGGCACTGTCTTCTGCTTTAGCTCCACATCCAACCCAAACTGCAGCTTTGTCATTTTGAGCTATTACTAACGCAGCTTCCCAAAATTCTTTAGTAAACTTATATCCGGAAATGGTAGTTTTATTTTTTTCAAATTCAACTTCATAACCTCCTATTCTAATAGTTTCTTCTTTTTCATAGGCAGGTTCAAACCAAATGTCTAAAACACCCATACTTTTAGCTTCATCAATTGCACCGTCTTGATCCATAGTGAAAAATAAATTATCATGACCTCCAACATTAAATAAAGTATCAGCCCAACTAATATGACCACGTTTTAATGCAATTTTACCTTTTTCTGTTAATTTATAACCAACTAATTTTTTATTCATGTTATTATTGTTTGTTTTTGGAGTTGGATTACTCATTTTTAAAAACTCATTCCAAGTAATTCTACACTCTTTTGAAAAACAATCAAAACTAGCTACAGTTCCGTTATAATTCCAACTTCCTGTTGATTCATCAAAACTGATGTATAATCGGGTTGGGTTGTTAATTTCGAAATAAGAAAGATGATTTTCATCTACTGTTTCACCTGATATAGTGCTAATATAATTTAACACTCGTTTAAAGTTTTTTGCGTTAGTTACGCATACATTCCATTTATTCATGATTTTTAAATTTTACTATTGTTACTTTACAATCTTTTAATTCCTGTTGAATAATTGTTCTTACATCCCTATACAATCCTTCTTGAGGTGTATGATATTTATCCCATACACCCCCTGCTATACCACATCCAATTTGCGGAAGTCCAATATGTTTACCTCTAAATTGTACATTCATTTTACGTAAACATAAAGTTAGTGCTTCATAATCTAAATTAGCTCCTGGTTGGTATTGTGTATAAGCATTTACTACAACTATTTCAGGTTCATTAGCATTGTTTTTATATTCACTTAATAACCAATTAGTATTTTCACCTACTACAACGGTTTCAAAATCAATATTACCTAACTTTGAAAAACTAATTAAATGCTCCATTTCAAATTTATCGGTATGAAATGTTTTAGACATTACTGCTGCTATTCCTGCCTTTTGTAAACAAAAACAATTACACCCATGAACAATCACATCAAAAGAACCTTGTAATGCTAATTGTATTAAATCTCCTTCTATTTCTTGATAATTCATTTTATTATTTAATGACATAAAGATAAAAAAGAAAACCTGAAAAGCCAAATTAATCTTCTACTTCGTCATTAGTTATACCTAACTCATCCTCAACAAATTCAATAGCATTTAACGCTTCATCACTTGACATATAATTTTCTATTATAAGTTCAAGTATTTTTGCTTCAGTATATCCTAATTCTATAAGAATATTTAATTTATGATTAACTAATTGTCTATTGTTTAACATTATGTATAATTTTATTTAATTATTTTCAAATCCAATATGTTTTTGCACAATTGTATTTAATTCTTTATAAAAATTTGGGTGAATAAAACCATATTCCCATCCTTTTGGGTTTTGTTCTATATCTTTAAGTGTGGTTTCTAATGCCCAAACAATTCGTTCACGTAATAATGCTGAATTAATAGTGCCTTCTATTTCTTTAAGTAAGCTTTTTAGCATTTGTTCGTTTGTTTTTAATTTTACCATGTTGTTATTTTATTTTATTACTATAAAGATAAAAATGAATTTTGGAAAAGCCAAATTTATTTTAAGGCCAAATTACAATTTCATAAACCATTAGTTATATTTCTTCAGATTCTCCAATTAGTTTTAATATTTGTTTTGTAGATTCAGTTACTTCAAAACCACCATTATTGTGTCCTGTGTGTTTTATAATAGTGAATGTATCACTATCATCTCTATAAATAGCTTGAATGCCATTTACATTTAAAACCATTTTATGGTTTTTTAACCTACGATTAGTTACAATAATAAATCTCATATTTATAATTTAATGACATAAAGATAATGCGGAAAATCTGAAAAGCCAAAGAAAAAGGTGATGTAATTTTCATACATCACCCGTTCTTCATTAACAACAATCAACAACATCGTTACCTATTTTTTCAGGATTTGTTACTTCCATTTCAGGTTCTATTTTTTCTTTTGTAATTTTTCCATAATAAATGCTATTATTTGTTAATTGATAACTAAATCTAGCATTAGTATGCCCGTTTCTATTTTTAGAAAACATCATATATGTTTCATTTAATTCTTTATCAAGTTTCACTTCACATACAGCATCAACTAAATGTTTTAGTTTATTACTACCTACAGCATCACCAGCTTTTGTTTGTTGTTGTATAAGTAAAAATGATGTAAATTTACCACCTATATTTTCACCTGAATTATGTTTTACACATAAATCAACTAACCAAGATTCCGCTGTTTTTCGGTCCCAACGATTATCATCGCGTACACTATCTAATACTTCCGCTATTGAATCAATTAGTATTAGATCATATCCTTTATTTAATATTTGTTCTACAACATCTTTTGCGTTGTATTGAATATAATCTGTCATAAATAACGTTTCAACAATACCAAATTGTGGAAATCGTTGTGTATATTTAAACATTTGCTTTTTACCCATTTCACCACTTATAAATAAACATTTATATTCTTTTTTATTTTGAATACCTGCTATTAAATCTAACATTAATGTTGTTTTACCTATTCCTGGATCTCCAGGAACCATAATGTTAGTAGCACATGGTGTTCCACCTTCGTAACTAATAAGTTCATCTAATGGTAATCCACTTTTCATAGTATTTAACATTCGTGGATCAATTTCTAATTGATTTAGTTTCATTACTTCACTAAATTCAATAATTGATGGTATTTGTGGTACCATTGGTTGGCTAAGGTGTGGTCTTCCTGGTTTACGTTGTTCTTCCATGTTGTTGTTTATTTTAATAATTTAATAACATAAAGATAAAAAGGAAAGTCTGAAAAGCCAAATTATTCAAAGTAAATCATAGATACACATTCTGAATGATCAAACATACCCATATCCTCATATGTTGAGTATACTCCATCAGCGTCAGATACTTCTACTAACATGATGACTTCGTTGACAATGTCACGACCATACAAAGTGATTGCTTCTTGTATTTTTTCTTTCATATTATCCATAAACTATTTCACCATCAAATAAAACTGACTGTATTATTACATCTGCTGTTTCAGCATCGTCTTGTTCAAGAATCATGTTAAATAAATGTTGTTTTTCAGTTTTATTAACACGTTCATATATTAACTCTAATGTTACAATATGTTCTTCATTATCTGATTCAGTATCTACAAACCATATTTTATTACCATCTCTTAATATTTGCATTAAGCAATCTTCATAACAAATAACTTTATTAGGTTTTGATTCTCGTAATTTCTTATTAGCTAATGCATAATGCATAATGTCATATTCTAAATCTAAACCATAATTACTAATATAACCTAACCCATTACATAAAGCGTTATAAAAATATAATTCTGATTCTTCAGTTGTTAAGATAATTTGCATTTTTAATAATATTAATGGAAAATGAAAAGTCAAACTTTTTAAGAAAATCACCCGACTTTACCCCGGTGAATTTGTTATAGCAGTCATAATATATGATCTATAACGGATACCCTAAATTAGCCTAGAACATGTTAGGGGCACTCAACCTGTGTTAATTTATTGACAACCATTGATACTATCTTTGGAATACATAATAAAACCCTTACTCATGTGTAATAAGTTTTATTAAGGTAATAAATCATTGACTACGTTGGTTCAATTAATTAATTCTTCTGAATATGTAATATCTTTCACATCTTCTTCATTGAATTGTTGAACATATCCACTTAACATATTTATAAAATCATATCCTAATGTCTCTAAATCATTTATAAGTAATTCCCATTCCTCGAATTTATTAGCATATGTCTTCATTGCTAAATCATTTTCAATAACAAAATGAAAAAATGCATATAAACTAACATTCATAAATTCACCATTTGATAATTTACATGTTAACCAACTATCTTCGTTTTTAGTTAAATGTTTTTCATATGATGTAACTGTTAAACTATTTTTCATAAATTTAATTTCTTGTTATAAAGATAAAAAAGAAAATCTGAAAAGCCAAACTTTTAAAATTTTTTATTTACACATTTCTTGATAAATATTACAAATAAATTAAGGGGGACTGATTTAGTCCCCCTCTATTTATAACTTACTTAATTGGTAAATTAAAATTAATACCATTACCCATCTGATATTGTGGTAATACACCATTCCACTTCTCAATTGCTATTTGTTGTAACAACATAGGTGTGATAGCTGTCTGTTTCAGTCTATATGATTCAGCTTGAGCTTTAGCTGTTGCTAACATTGCATCTGCATCACCTTGCGCTGTTGCTACTTTAATTTTAGCTTGAGCTTCTGCTGTTTTTACTTGATTTTCAGCCATTAAAGCTGCTTGAACTGCATTATTCTTAGCTATGATTGCATTCTTAAATGATTCCGGATAGCCTAAATTAGACGTTAATTGGCTGATTGTAAAACCTTCCTTAGTTAAATTTGAATCTAATTTAGCACGCACCTTTATCTCAAATTCTTGACGATTAGACACTAAATCTTCGGCAGTATAAGCATTGGCAGTCATACGAAATGCATCATAAATAGTTGTTTTCATAAAACCATCCTCAATGTCTTCTAAATCTCTACGATATTTAGCAAAGATATAAGGTACTTGTTCCCTTTTAACTGAATAATTCACAATAGGTGATACATGAAATTCACTACCATCCTTTGAGTTTACTACAAATGAGTTGCCATCTTTATATTCTTTGTGTTGCATAAAAGTTGGAAATTCATAAATCTTTGTTGAGATTGGATTGTAAAATACCCACCCTGTACACTCCGTGATACCATCAATACCTTTGTTGGTTCCATACAAATTTACTTTAATACCTACATGACCAGCGTCAATACGCTCACACGAATTAAATACCATAATTGTAAACATAAATGCTACAATTGCTCCTAAGACTAATTTTACTTTGTTCATAACTTGTTTTGTTTTTATTTTGTGTTTTAAATTGTTTTTGTTAATCTTTTAACCATGATAATATGTATAAGGCGTGTAACAATATTCTACTCCTACTCTTTTACACTCTCCGTGCCCCATATACTTTTTTATCATGTATGCTTCTGCATCTTTGTATGTACTGTGTGATATCCTTTTACTTGTTAGCTCTGTGTTGTATATTTCCTCCCATCCCCATAACCAATTTTTCTTTTCAACTACAAACTCTATACGTTTCGTTGTACTGTTAGTAACATCATGCGTATATTCTATTATTCTGAATTTCATAATATTGTTTATTTGAAAAAGAATGAAAATGTTTCTTTAATAATTGTTAAATTCACTTCGTGAAATACTAACCACTTCATCCACACTAAAGGTGATAAAAAGAAATCAAATATAGCCCAACCAACTGAATTGTGAATGTGATATCCAACCATTGCTGTTATGAGTGCAAATAACCCATACAAGTTGAATGGTTGAAAGTGAAATGTAGTTTTTCCGTCTTTTTTTCTGTAGTTGATCATGTTTTTATTTTGTGTTTAAAACTTTAATAATTAATTTTATCAATTCAAATTCTCCAATTCCAACAACTAACCACCACAACAGTAAACATACAACTCCTGCTAAATTTACTACTGTATCTCTTTCGTTAAGCATTTTTAAAATGTCATCTTGACCTGCAAATCCGGAAAATATTACTGATATCATTCCAATAACCAGTAATGAAATGTAAATTATTTTTTTCATTTTATTTTTTATTTTTGTAGTCAGGACAGGATTCGAACCTGTAATGATGCGTGTCTGTCCGTACATCAACGTTAGGGTTGCGACCCCTTCTCGCGTCTTGCCAATTCCGCCACCTGACTATTTTACTCTTATTCTCCTTTCTAATGAAAAATAAAAATCCCGTTATTATGGTTATGACTGCCATACTAAAGGTAGCTGTTTTTGCAGCTGAAAAAGTCATCAATTACTATTTCAGGTAAGAACTGAAATACTCTTTTTTCTTTTGTTTTTATTTTGTGTATCATCTATATTATTTATAATATAAAGATAAAAAGGAAAATCTGAAAAGCCAAACTTTTTATTTATCTTCATCAAACATATCAGACCCATCATAATCAGGGTGTTCTTCCATCATTTTTGAAATTCCTTTTGCGTATACAGTTGATACTATTATTGACACAACTAACACTAATAAAATTATAATTTTCATTGTTTATTTATTTTTTATTAAAAATTGTTCCTAACCACATTAATAAATAAATGTAAATCACCAGCAAACCTATAAAAGGCATTGCTAGTATATTTTTGATATAGCACCATAATGGGTACTTACATGTTTTACAAAGTGTCATTACTCTTTTATTAATGTTAATCTATTATAATCATTACATTGAGTGTCATATATTTCTGTTCCATCTTTACAAACAGTTTTTAAATTAAATGTTAATTTTCCATATTTACTAACTACATCAAGGATTCTAACTTTTACATATGTTTCACCATCTTCTATTTTTTCACTTCTATTTTTAGCATAACATTGTTGATAAGCATAATCACCAGCTTGACCGCTCGGATGTCCTATTTTAGTATGAAAATGTAACCAACATAGTTCACCACCTTTAATATATTCTTTTTTTAAACTCATTTATTCACAATTTTATACCATATCTTGTTAATCAACCATTTAGCTGATTCCCAAAGTATGATTGTTAGTAATATTTTAATCATTTTTTACCGCATTTAGGACAATATTCTTCATTTCTCCTATCAAACCACGAATTACAACATAATTTCCATAATTCACAATAACCACTATTCATAGATGTATCTTCTATCATTTCTTTAACCTTTTCTTCAAACTGTGCTGTCATATTCTTGATTTTAATTCAGTTAATACTTCTTTTAAATGATTTAATCTTGGATTAATAATATTCACGTATAACAATTTTGGAGCATTAGGTACTTGTCTTATATCAAATATCATTGGCTCTAAAAGTTTATATTCTTCAAGTCTTGCTTCTATTTCTAAAATAGCACATTGTGTTGCAGAATAATTACCTTCTTCTCTTGTTTTCCAATTAAAACAAGCTAAATACTTCTCAACTATTTTATCACATTTTTCTTTTATTGTCATTTTAAAATTCAATTTGATTAATTACTGATGTTATAGATTCTTTGTTTATTGTCATTCTTGGTTCTAACCATAAACCAGCTGTATTTTTTAATTCAGCATTTTCAGCAGCTAATTCTAATAATTTTTCTGCAAATTCTTTCATTGCTTGTTTAAGTCTATCATATTCAGTTCCTTCAAAACCATCTCTATTATGAACTTGTTTTAATGCTTCTAATGACTTAAAATGATTACTTTTTAATATTTCATCTACAATTATTTTCATAAGTTTATTTCTTTGTTTAAATATTCTTGTAATTTTTGATTATATATAGAAAAATCTCCAGTTTTCTTCCACATATTACATTGATTAAAACTATCTATTACAATAGGTTCTAATGGTTTAAGTTTAAATTGAACACTTTCTAAATAAGCTATTTTCCAAGTTAATTCATCATTATCTTTATTTAAAGATTGTTGATGTTTTAAGAACTTAATCTGAGAGGAAATCCAATCAGTTTCTATTACTGATAAATCTTTTATTTTAGTCATTGTTTTCAATAAAATTTAATAACCATTTTAAATTATTTACTTTTCTTTCTAAATCTTTTTTTGGTATTTTTGTTAAAGACGATTCTCTACTTATTATTGTACCAAGTCTATATGTAACATAAACCCATTGTATATTTTCATATTTATTTTTATAACTATGAAATTTATAGATTTCATCTCCTTCTCCACCTACATATACTAAATCATTTTGTTTAAATTTTTGTTTCATTTCTTTATTGGTTTAGGTGGTTCTGCCATTTTGCTTCTTTCTTCTTTTATAGAGCAAGTTTTACCATCATATTCACAACAGCATCTTGCACCCATTCCAAATAATGAACGCTTAATATTTTTATTAGCGCACCAAGCACCATTATCATTAAATTTACAATTTATTTTTAATATCATTTAATTAAATTTTTAAGACAATATTCAAAAGCAGAATTTAAAGCTTCTTGTGGATTATTAAAATAACTTTTATCACTATTTTGGATTTCTATACTTTCTTGTTCTATATTTTTTAAAGTAGATACGTTGGCAGTAAAGTAATTTTTAAAAGAAATATTACTATAATATCCATCAATAGTAACCCAAATACCATGTTTCTCTAACAACCAATTTTGAACACTTTGATATAATGGAATACCAATAAAATCTTCATGTAATTTTTGACTAATAATATCTTTAATAGTTAAAGTATCATTTTCATCATCTGTACAACCAAATCTCCACATTGTATGACCATGTGGATTACCTTCTTTAAGGCAAGGTTCATCAAAACCTAATCTTTTAAGTTCTAAAGCGATTTTATAAGGAACAAAGTTATCTTTTACATTCATAAGTTAATATTTTTAGTTGGTTTACCATCTATCCAGATAGTTGTGTATTGTTTCATAGTTTATTAAATACTAAGTCTTTCATTGGATTAGCAAATTCTGTAAATATTTTATTAATATCTTTTCCTATTGATACATTATTCACAAAACATTCAATATCAGATTCTTTAAAATATTTAACAAATGCTTGAATAATATAAGGACAAGCAGATACTAATATAGTAGTATCTTCTAATTTTAGGTTTTTAACAAATTCTACTCTTTGTTTTGGTGTCTTATTATCTTCAGGATAATAAATACTGTTTTCAATAAATTCTCTATTATCTTGGTAATGTATTTTTATTTGTTTCATTTTATTTGAAAAAATTAATTATTTTATCTTTAACACCGTTTTGTTTAATACCTTCCTGCGATGAAGGAGTCCAAACAAAATTAGTCAAACCCCAATCCCTATAAAATTCACCATATGAACTATGTTTAACGTGAAGACCCATGTGTAAATCATCAACAGCAACCCAATGTGTTACTTCTGGGTGTTGCTTTAACCATTCAAGTATTTCAAGTGAACGTTGTTGCTCTAAATCAAATGTTTTATCGTATGGGTATCCTTCTTGAATTGGAACAGATGAAGGTGTATAGTCAATTGGTGACTTTTTAACATTTCTCATCTTATACAATTCCTGCATTTGATCTAGTGTAGTGTGATATTTCCAATCCGAGCTAACTACTATTTCACAATCTGTTTCTTCAATGATTTCATTTAACACCTTGATTGCTTTATCATTGAATCTATCAAATTCACTGTCAAGTCCTTCCTTGTTTTTAAATCTACTACCCCATTCGGATGCTAAACATATAACACCATCATGGTCTAAAAATATTATTTTTTTCATGTTATAAAAATAAAAAAGAAAGCCTGAAAAGCCAAACTTTTAAATTAATTTAATCCAAATGAAATCGGTTTATGAGCATAATTGTATTGTTCATTTAATGAAGAAGCGTTGATGAAGATAGTGTTGATGTTGTGCATAATATTAGGACTATCTACAAACCCATATCCAGTATGGATGTGACCACAGCAATGTATTTTTGGTCGTACTCTCATAATTGCGTTATACAAATCAACACAACCTAAATGATCTCCTCTACGACTATCTACATCATCTAATATTCCAAATACTGGACCGTGAGTTAAGAGTATATCTAATCCGGTAGGAATTTTATTCCAATGTTGTTGTATGTCTTCACCTGGATCAGCATTGAATGCCCAATCGTTAAATCTAGGTTGCCAAGGTGAACCATAAATCTTCAATCCATCAAGTTCAATAAATGAATCTTGTATATAGGTTATGTTTGGAAATGCACTTAAAATTTCTTTTATTTCATTGGGTCTTTCTTGAAATCCAAAGTCGTGATTACCAGCTATGAATACTTTGTGAGCGAAGTTGTCAAGACTATTAAACCACTTACAAAATTCTTTTATTTCGTGATTGTATCCCATAGATGAAATGTCTCCAGCATGAAATAAAAAATCACCACCATGATCTAAATCTCTAGTTAGTTGTCTATGTTTGTTGTGTGTGTCTGATATAAATGTTAGTTGTTTCATAATTGTTAAATTTCGTTATCTAAATAAATAGTCGGTGGATCAAATGATACTATAGCTGAATAATAAACATCATTCATTAGTAAATCTACTTTTTTAAGTAGAGGCTCTAATTCAGAAATATCATTTATCTCTATAGAATAAGCACCTGGTTCACCTTTCCACATATCTTCCCATTTAGCACCTATTTCTTTTAAAACTTTATCGTTTACCCTTTGATTAAAATCTATTTGAAATTTCATAATTATTTAAATTTTAATGTATCACCAATTTTATAATTACCTATTGGCATCCTAAATTCTACATCACTTTTATTAAAACCTGCTTTATCAATATAATCTAAAGAAAATAAAGCAGTTTTAGTATTCACATCATAATCACTAATATTAATAATTACAAAAGGATATTTAGGATTAACTTGATTACAAGCTGCAAATACAATAGCTATTAAAGCTAATAATGTTAATTTTTTCATATTTCTATTAATGTATCTTTTAATAATGTTATTGTTTTTACTTGATTAGCTATTGTTCCTGAACAAAATACTTGACCATCTTCTTCTAATTTAGGTGTACACCAATTTTGTCCTGTTATAGTATCTGTAGTATTATCATAATATTTCACTTTAATAGTCCACTTATGAGTGTAATTCTTTTCATGTATATCTGGACCACAACTACCAAATATAAATAATAGTAAAATAGGTGTATATTTAAACCAATTTAATAATTTAGTATTTTTCATTGTTTTTTGTTTAAAAAGTTTTCTGCTTTGGTGATTGTTTCTTCATTGTCTTGTGCATCGTCGGGGGCTAAAACATAATCATCGGTAATGCTTTTTACCCTTTCAGTTAATTCTCTAATCAACTCCACCGCTTCTTGCTGATGAATCTTTTTTACAATGTCGGAGTTTGCACCAAAGTTTATTGCTGAAATAATATCGTGTCTGCAATACTCATTATCATTTGTTGCAGGACATCTATAAGGTTCAGCGTAATTTTTGATAGCTTCTTCCAATTCTTGTTCAAGGTTGTTCATGTTATTGTAATTTTAAAAATTTATGCAATTCTGATAATAAAAACATTGCCCTGTCTTTATCTAATATTATTTTAGTTTCTTGATAAGTCCCAGCACCATAAATTGTTATCCTATCTTCTTCTATCTTTGAAGGAATTATATTAACCTTTTTTTCTTCCTTCGGCAGCCATTTGATTTGCAAAATGTTGTTGACCATCCAATAGTCTATACCATTTGTATTGGTACTTATATCAAACTTCGGCAACTCCTTCCATTTATTCCAATAATCCACAAACTCTTTCACTCTTTCTTCTGAAAAATAGCAGTTAGGTGTGATTGTTGGGGAGTTAGTGGTGATTACTTTTTTAAGATATTTTCCACTTGTTGTAAAGTCTTCTAACAAAAAACATATAGAATTATTTCTAACATCAAACATGGGTTCTCCTTTATTTACTATTAAAAATTCTTCATCGCTGCAAAGAACGAGTAGTTTGTTTTGATAAAATCCTGTGTTAATTTTAGCAGTTTCTTCGCAATAAAGTAGATTTTCTATACCCTTGTCTAATCTAATATTACTTGGCTCGTTGGTGTCTATAAGTTTTAAAAATGCGTTCATTGTTGTTTGTTTTTTTTATTTAATTCGTGATGATCAATTGGTAAAGTTAATTTAGCTATTGGTTGATTGTTCATAATGCTCAATATCTCTTGCAAATCAATTGGTTTTAAGTTATTACCTTCACAACCAACATCCATTGATTTACCTCCATGTAATCTTTGGTCAGGCATTAAGTGTACGTGTCCATGTAAGTGGATTACACCATTATTCATTCCATTCCAACTTGCAATTGGATAGTGCATACAAACAAATCTTTGTTTTTCAACACTTGTTTTATTGTGTTCTATACGGACATCTAAATACAAATATTCGTTAATTGATTTAAACAAGGATTGAATATTTTCTTTGTTGTTTTGTATGTGGTGATCGTGATTACCTAATACTAAATGTATGTTTTTACAAACTAACCGTTCTCTGAATTCTCTTATTTTATTAAAACCACCAAACGACCAATCACCTAAATGAATTAATATATCATCTTCTTTAACACAATCGTTTAAATTTTCTACCAATGTGTTATTCATAGTTTCTAACGAGTCAAACTGCCTTGTTAGTCTTTCGGCATTAGTCCATTTAGTAGTTGTTGAACAAATGTTGCTATGAGAATAATGTGTTAAGTATCCGAGGTAAACCATAATCTGGTATCCTCGGATAAATTTATTTTAAGTGTTGACATTTTATTATTTTAATAATATAAAGATAAAAAGAAAAATCTGAAAAGCCAAATTATCTTTTAAAATATCAATGTGAATCACCTACATCGTGTTTTTCACCATAGATTAAGTATTCGGGGTTAATACACTTTGCAATTTTATTTCTTTCACCTGAAAAATGTTTAATAACGATTCCTTCATGAGGTACTTTTGTACCTTCAATAAAATTGTTGAATGTGTACTTATCTTGAATTTCTTGAGACCAATTACCTTCAAACAGTATTGGTACGTAAGGTAACTCTAACATATAAATAATTAAAGTTTGAGCCATAGGAGAACCTTTATACACACCATTAATTGAAATATCAAATGCTGCAAATTCTATATCCTTTAAACCATAATCATAATTCTTTTGAATACCTGCTCCATAAATTTCTCCATATAACACTACACCTGAACCAACTTCTTCTGGGGTATATCCTTCACGCAACATATTCCATAAACGCTCTTTGATATTATATTTAGCATCAATTTCATACCAAACATTTGTATCATAATAACCTTGAGAATCAGAACCTTTTTCAACATTGTGAGATCCAACTACAAACTCATACTCAACAAATTCATCGGCAAAGTTGAAGAACATTTTAATTCTATCCCAAACAGATAATTTATTTTTCTTTACAATTCCAAATCGAGCATTGGTACCATGTAACTTTCTAGTTATTTCAACTACATCATCTTCTGTAAAGATTCCAGGAACATTTTTAATGTTTGGAAACTTATAGTAAATGTGAAAGTTAGGATTGTCTTGCCATCTAATCTTACGACCTGACGCTAATTGAACTTGTTTAACTGGTGGTTCATATTTA